CTCGGCCGGCCGAAGCTGCGCCTGCGAAAGCATGACCATCAATTCGGCTGGTTCGATTCGATCGCCCGCCGGCATGGTGCTGCATCGTTCGAAGTTCAGCAGTTCCGCCACCTGGTTGTGAAGAAGTATCAGGCCTGGTTGCCCGGCTTCGACGTGAAAGAGACCGAAGCGCCGGAGGTCTACGATCCGGAGGCGGAGAAGGATCACGACGCCGAGGCATCAGAAGTCGCGGCGGCTGGCGACGACTCCGTTGAACTTGTTGTTGCTGGCAAAAGCCGCGGCCGAATGAGCCGCAAGCAAGCCGCCGACGAGATTATCGAAGACGTTGAACGCAAATTCGGCCGCAAGGTCGGCACGTCCGGCAAGGGCCGGAAGCTGGCGGCGTCAACGAGATAGATCAAGTTCGTACTCCCCGCGGTCATTCTTTAGATACCGCAGGGGGTGAGTAGGGCCGGGCGGTGAGAGTCGATGCTTGCCGCCCGGTTTTTGAAACAAGGGGGTGGATTGTGGCCAGAAAACGAAGCAAGATGGTGGATTCTCCCAAGGGTCCGCCAGTGGCAAAAAAAGAGATCGACACGTCTACCTATCGAGGGCGATTCGCCGCGCAGCTTTACGCTGTTCGCGCCGGTCGCGACGTGGCAACGGTCGTCGCAGCACTGAAGAAAGCCGGCATCAAGATCGGCAAGTCTGCGTATTACCACTGGGAATCTGGCTTCTCTGAGCCGCCCATGAACGCGCTGCCAGTCATCGCGAAGTGCTGGGGCGTTACCGTCCCCGAGCTATTTCCCGAAAAGTAAGAAAACTTTCGTCTGTCTAATTATTTTAGATTGACAAGTAGTCTAAGATTGTTAGACTGACAGGCAGTGACGAGACGATAACGGGTTGGGGGAGAACGGCCATGCTTACCACCGCAGAACAGATCGCAGGTCAACGCCGCATCGATGCTGTTGATCTTGTCGTTCGTGAAACCGATTGCGTCGAGAACGTGCTGCATTGCGATTTCTGGTCGCGAATCGATCACGACCGGCGCGAGGCCCGCAAGTTCCTGAAAGGCGAGTTGGATTACCTCGTCGACATCGACGTGACCGAAAACGTGCCAGATATGCAGATCAACGATTACGTCTGCGTTGGGGGCGATGAACCGAAGGAAGTCTACATGGTCTGCGCCCATCAAGAGGAAATCTTGGGGCGAAAGATCTGGACGTTCTTCGCGGCTTTTTGCAGCGAGTTGCCAGTGAAGAAAGCGAAGGTGTTGGCATGAGCATCGCAACCGAAAACACCCGCGAAGCCTGGCTCGCCGAGCGCATGACCATGATCGGTGCCAGCGAATCCCCTGCCATCCTGGGCGAGGGCTACGCCGACGAAAACGCCTGGACGATCTGGGCGAAGAAACTTGGCATCCTGAAGAACGACGAAACCGAGGAAGCCGAATTCCTCGAATGGGGCCGCGAAATGCAGCCCGTCGTTATCAAGATGTTCACGAAGCGGACCGGCATCGAAGTCGAGGACCTCGGCGAATTCACGATCCTGCGCCATCCCGAATACGAATGGTTGGGATCAACGCTAGACGGTCTCGCCCGGAACACTCCCGACGGTAAGGCCGTTGTCGAAACGAAGAACATCGGCCAATACAACGCCCGCGAATGGGCCGAAGGAACGCCGCTACGCGTCCAGATTCAGATTCAACAGCAGATCGCGTGCGCTGAAGCCGACGTCGGTTATGCAGCGGCTTGCATCGGTGGCCGCAAGCTCGTTTGGGCCAAGGAATACCGCAACGATCGCTTCATCAAAGCGATGATCAGGCAGTTGAAAGAGTTCTGGCAATGCGTGCTGGATAAGACGCCGCCGGATCGGATCGACGGATCGGCCGCGACAAAGAAGGTTATCGCGCTCCTGCATCCGAACGATACCGGAGGAGAAGTTTCCTTGCCCGAAGAAGCAGTTCATTGGTGGCGGCGCGTCGAGCGCTGCCGAGCACTCGCGCGGGCGGCCGAGAAGCTCAAGGGCGAGGCCGAGAACAAGCTGGCTATGGCGTTCGGCGATGCCACGTTCGGGTTGCTCCCAAGCGGGGAAGTGCTGTCCTACAAGACGCAGGACCGGGCTGGGTTCACGGTCGAACCGACCTCATTCCGCGTGTTGCGGAAGGTCAATCCAAAGAAGAAGTAGCGTTTCGTTTCCCGGGGTTTTCAGAAGGGTCAAGACAATGAGCGTTGGAACTGCGACTGCAACACGTGGCACGGGCGATACGATCCACGATTACATGGAGAAGCTGAAGGAGGTCGGGCCGGAGAAGGCGCTCGAACTCGTGATCGCTCAAACCGAAGCGACCAAGGCGCAGGCCCAGGCGAAAGAGGCCGAGTATCGGGCGCTGGCGGAACTGGAATTCGATTCCGATGGCCGGATCGTCAAGGCCAACATGGCCGGTCTGTGGCGGCTGGCGATGAGCTATTCCCGGTCGAAGATCGTACCGGAGCAATACCGCGGGAATCCCGACGATTGCTTTATCGCCTGCCAACTCGCGTTCCGCTGGAAAGCCGATCCGATGATGGTGATGCAGTGCTCGTACATCGTGCACGGCAAGCCTGGCATTGAAGGTAAGCTCGCCATCGCGCTGATCAATTCCAGCGGCAAGCTCAAGGGGCGCGTCCGCTATCGCTTCAGCGGCGAAGGCAAGACACGGCAATGCACCGCGTTCGCGATCGACAAGGAAACCGGCGACGAGGTTACATCAACGGTCACCTGGGCAATGGCGCTCGCCGAAGGGTGGGTCGACAAGAAGGGCAGCAAGTGGCTGACAATCCCCGACGTGATGTTCACCTACCGATCGGCAACGTTCCTCGTCCGCCAGTATTTCCCCGAAGTGCTGATGGGGATGCGGACGGTCGACGAAATCGCGGACACCGAAGATGAGCCAGCCCAGAGGCGCGACGGCATTCGCACGCTGGATGATCTGGCCAGCGAAATCGAGGCAAGCGGCGGCAGTGTCGAAAGTTCCGAGCAGGAGCAAGCTCCGCAGCAAAAACTCAGCGAAGGCGAAATCGACCCGGACCGCCCAGAAGACGAGCAGTTTGTCGAGCAGTCGTTCGATCTCAAGGCCATCGAGGCCCGGTTCGACGCCTGCAACAACTTCACGACCATCGGCCAACTGGTGAACGAACTGCGGCCGACAATTCCAGCCGCTCAGAAAGACGCGGTTGGCACGCTCGAACAGGCGGCGCGGGATCGCGTGCAGAAGAAACTCGCCGAAGCGCGGCGGCAGCCGGCCGGAGCTACGTATCACTCTACCCGTGATCGTGGGCGGGCGTCGGTAACTCGCCCACGGCCAGCTTCGGCTGGTTGATGAACCGACTCGATTCCGCTTCGGGCTACCGGGAGCGGCGATTCAGACGACAGGTGGACAAAGCAGCGTAACGCCTGAAGGCTGCCGGGGAAGCTGACAACGGCAAGGCTTCCCAACTTTCAAACTCACTCACGGGAATCAGCCATGAACGCTATTCACGAAATCACTCTCACCAACGTCGGGCCAATCAAGCACTCCGTCATTCCTTGCCCTGGCCCGGGGCAACTCATCGTCCTGCAGGGCCGCAACGGTACCGGCAAATCCACGGCGCTCGCTCATGCCGAACTTGCGATCACCGGGCGCGGTAAGGGAAACGTCAGCGACGGCGCAGAATCCGGACGAGTCGACGCCTTCGGCGTCACGCTCAAACTCGGCAAGAGCACGCGCCGCAGCGGTACGCTCGAAGTCGAAGCGCTCGAAGGCAAGTTCAATATCTCGGATCTGATTGATCCCGGTTACGTCGATCCAAAGGCCGCGGATAGCTGCCGGATCAAAGCTTTCGCGCAGATTCAAAAGGTGCTGCCGTCGGCGGACCTCTTCTATGATCTCGTGGGTGGCCGCGAGCAACTCGAGAAGTTGGTCCGCCCGGCATCACTGCACAGCGACGACTTCGTGCAGATGGCCGAACGGATCAAGGCCGATCTGAACGACGCCGCGAAGCGCGAAGAGGGCCAAGCCGAGAATGCCGAGGGTCGCGCGACGGGCGCCAAGGAAGCCGCGCGGGGCGTCGATCTTTCCGCCGAATCCGATGCGACAAAACTGTCTGCGGACTTGAACGACGCAATTCGTGAAGAGGCCAGAATCACGGCCGAGAAAGCGGCGGCGGTGAAAGCGGCCAGCGCGGCACGGCTGGCGCAGGATCAACTTTCCGATGCCGAATCCGAGTACGATGGGCCGACCGTAGCCGCGGCAGTCGACGCCGAACAGTTTGCCAAGGGTGCGGCGGACGCTGCGGCAATGCTTGTACGAGAGGCCGAGGAAGCGCTTCGCAACGCCCAGGCACATGCCGCGCTGGCCCGCGAAAAGTATTCGGCAGCGATCGCGGCCCGCAAGACTGCCGAGCAGCACGAAATGGCCATGAAGCAATGGCGCGCCCAGGTCGCCGCGGCTGTGCCAGTTGAACCCGCGCCCGAGCTTCTCGCCGCCGCTAAGGAACGCGTCGCCGCTTGTCATGCCGCTTGTGAGCTTGGTACGCAGGTCCGCAAGGCCCGCGAACAACTGGCCGCTGCCGAGCAGCACGTGAAGACTGCCGGCGAACATCGCAAGCGCGCCGGTGAACTCCGCGACGCCGCCAAGGGTACCGACGACGTTCTCTCCGGCATTGTGCAACGCAGCGGCTCTCGGCTGCGGGTGGAGCAAGGTCGGCTCGTGCTGGACACGCCGAAGCGCGGCAAGACGTTCTTCCATGAACTGTCGGCCGGGGAACGGGCGCGGATTGCGGTCGATATCGGGATCGATTCGATGCCCGAGGGTAAGCCGGGCGTGATCATCATCTCGCAGGAGGTGTGGGAAGGATTAGACGGTCACTCGCGAACCGCGATTAACGATCACATCAAAGAGCGCGGCGTCGGAATCCTGACTGCGGAAGTGGGACTGAGCGATGAACTAGTCGCGGAGGTGTACGATGCCAGCGCTGCTTAACATTTTGTTGCAACGTTTCGGGCGCTTGGTCGCTGTTGAGTACGTCGGCAACGGCCGGTGGAAATGCCTTTGCGACTGCGGGCAGTATCACGTGTCGTCGTCAACTCACCTGCGTAGCGGCGGCTGCCAATCGTGCGGATGCCTTCAGCGCGAGCGAGTAATCGAGCACTTCAATAACAAGCGGTTGCATTCAGCGGAGGACGTTAATGCCCGCTTCCAACGGTCATACTCCGTTGATCAACAAAGCGGTTGCTGGATATGGAACGCGCTGCGAGGCAAAGACGGCTACGGTCGGCTCAAAGGACCAAGCCCACAGCATGCAGGTCTGCAGGCGCATCGATATTCGTACGAATTGCATTTTGGGCCATTTGATTACAGCCTGATGGTTTGCCACAGGTGCGATAACCCGCCGTGTGTGAATCCGAATCACTTGTTTCTCGGCACGGCGACTGACAACACGCAGGATGCGATTGCCAAGGGACGAATGGCAGTCGGCGAGGCCAATCCACGCGCGACCATTACGGCCGAAGTCGCCGCTGCAATTCGCAAGGCCTATCAGGACGCACCACTTAGCCCAAACGGCAAGCGGAAGCGCAACGGCGAAGCGAAACGTATCCGTGACGAGTTTGGTGTCTCGCCGAGCGTCTTCGCTGACATCGTTCAGGGTAGGAGCTGGCAATCAGCGGAAGCGGTGGCGTAGGCCGTTTTACAAATCCGCCGCGATTGTCGCGGGGCGTTTTACAAGCGAGGGGATGATGATCGATCGAGTAACTATCACGGGTGCCGACGACAGTATTCGGCCACAAGAACTATTGGCGATAACCCGCGATTTCCCGTTCGTCGAATGGGGCATCTTGGCCAGCCACAACAACACGCTTATGGGTATTAACCGGTATCCATCGGCAAAGTGGATTTCAGATCTTCAGGCAGTTGCTGAAACTACTGGGGCACTTCCGCAGCTGTCGCTGCACATCAATGGGCACTGGGTTCGCGAACTGCTTCTTGGGCGATTCGTTATGCCTGTTGAATTGCTGCATTGCTTCTCGCGGATGCAGTTGAACTTCCACGCCGAGAAGAATTCTTGCAATGCCGAACCGTTCGCTCATCGCCTGATGGGCATCGGCAAAGATTTCATCTTCCAATTGGACGGCGCAAACGGCAACGCTCATCTCGATGCCGCGTGCGAATACGAAGTAGGTCGCTGCTTTGGCCTGTTCGATGTATCTGGCGGGGCTGGCATTTTGCCGCAGGAATGGCCGAAACCGATCTACATCAACATGGACCCCGGCCCCGATGGTGGCGGACGCGAGCAGTGGGCCTATCACGGCTACGCAGGCGGACTCGGCCCCGAGAATCTTGCCGAGCAAATCCCGCAGATCCTCAAAGCATCGGCGACGCACAAGGGCGAGGACGGCACGATCTTTACCCACGAAGGTCCGATCTGGATCGACATGGAAACCCGGGTTCGGTCCAGCGACGACTTGCAATTTGATCTTCAAAAAGTGCGGCGTTGCTTGGAGATCGCGGCCCCTTACGTAAAGGCCTCCGCCGTTGCGTGATTACCTCCTCACCCTCCTGTACCGCTGCGGTTTCACCACGGACGAGATCATCGGCCTGGCGATTCAAACGCAGCCAACCGGGATCGTGATCGGGGAAATCGAGCCAGCGCTCAATCAACTGCTGGCCGATGGCGAAGTGATACGGGAAGGGGAGTTTTGGGAGCGAGTTGAGAAAGAAGAACAGCCAGTGGACGTGAAGCCGGCGAAGGTTGGGAAGGCGAAGGAATTGCAGAAAGGATTTGCGTTCGATGTGTGCGAATGAAGTGATTGCAGCCGAAGCAAAGGTTTCCTGCATCGAAGTGCGCGTCGATGGCGAGTGGGGCACGTTCTTCGTGAAGGAATATCCGATTGTGCCGCGAGAGAACGGCAAAGGCGTTATCGCCAAGGCCACATGGACCGCAGAATCATCGTATGGGGTCTACGGCTATCACTGGTCCGGCATGGGGCAGCCATTTGGCGACTTCATCGCACAGATGAACGACGGCTATCTGCTCGGCAAGATCGGCAAGCAAGTCCTCAATGACGAACTGACGATTCGCGAGATCAAAAAGTACGTTCGCGAATGCCGGCGAGAGAAACACATTAACGCGGAGACTGCCCGCGATGCCTATGAAGCGATCGACTCGATTGCCGCAGATTACGAGGGCGACGTCCTCTGTAGTCATTTGATGTGCGCCTCTGAACTGAGTTTCATCTGCGACTGGCACTTCGCCGTGCAGGAGTACGAAGGCAACGTACAGCAATTCGCCAAGCGGTTGTGGCCCGAATTCGTCAAGCAATTCAACGCTGCGAGGGCCGCATGAGCATCGCCGAAAACATCGCCGCCCGTCGCGGCGCCGAAGAAATGATCGCATTCATCGGTGAACAATCGCAGCGCTATTGGGAATGCCTGATCGAGTTGGCGAAGGGGAAACTTCCGCCGAAGCCCGAACCGGTCGATCCCTGCCCAGCGATGAGCGACTTCGAAGCCGCTCGTTTCGAAAACACGCTCGTTCCCTATGGCAAATTCGATGGCAAATTCGTCGGTGATGTCGATCCCAGCTATTTGCTATTTCTGACCGAAGGTGACGAATGGTCGAAGAAGCTGCGCCGCTACGTCAAGTCAGATCGGTTTCAGCGGAGGCAATCGGAATGATCCACACCGTCGAAATCAAACACGCCGGCCACACATTCCTTACGCGCTTTCGCGCAGATCAGATCCCCGATGTCCGCGTGCGGCTCGCGATTCAAGCCGATCGGGAGTGGTTCCCCTTCGACAAGGCCTTTCAAGCAAACGAGCAACTATCACGAATCGAGAAGGAACACGGTATGGACATGGAAGCAATCAAACTGCGCTGGACTCGGCAGGGGTTCTGCCCGCTGATCCTGGGCAATGCCGAGGAATGGATCGTCACGCTCAACCACAGCTTTCCGACGCACGAACTGCATCGACCGCCGACGGGGCGCGGGGAAACGCTGCGGGATGCCTTTGCCGTGGCGGAAGCGGATCTGCACGAGATGTTGAGCAAGCGGAAGGCGAAGGTCTAAACGGAATCTATTGCGTCAAGGATGTGCCCGATGCCTGCCAAACCCAAACTCGAAATCCGCCGCCTGCAGCAAGTCGTGATGAATGGCTCTGCGCGATATTTCCTGAACGAAGTCAACGGTCTGCTGCTCGACGGCTGGTTTGTCGTGCCGGGCTCCTACTATCACACCCGCGTTCTCGGCATCGCCGACGAGAAGACGCCGAAGCATTTCATTGACGAAGACGGCTACACCTGGCGGGATCACTATTTCATCGCCTTGGAGCGAGAAGAACACGTCGATCCAGATGCGGCGAAGAAGGTTATTCAGGCTATTGAGCAGCGCGAGCTTGCAGAGTTTGGGGTGGCGTGATGGGAACAATCTCAAAAATCGAATGGCTCCGCGGTGGTCATACGGCATCGCCTTGGTACGGCTGCCAGCACGCAAAGTTGCCCGACGGCAGTGATCATCCCGGCTGCCCGAACTGCTACGCCGAAGCGCTGAGCAAGCGAAATCCCGGCACGCTGGGTGAGTGGGGGGCCGACGGTCGACGCGTTGTCAGCAAGAGCTTTCACGACGCCTGCAGGAAGTGGAATGCGGCGGCATTGAAGGCCAATAAACGGTCGTGCGTGTTCCCGTCGCTGTGTGATCCTTTCGAGGATTGGACAGGACCGATTCACAACAACGATGGCGACGAACTTTGCATCTGCGATGGCTGCGGCAAGCGCGTGTTCTTCACCGAGGACTGCGAGGGCGAAGCGGCTTTGTGCCAAAAGCTCCCGCGGTTGCTCACGATGAACGATCTGCGCCGCGATCTATTCGCGACGATCGACAAGTGCCCGATGCTGGATTTCCTGCTGCTGACGAAGCGGCCGCAGAACATTCGGAAGATGTGGCCTGCGTATCAAAACAATGGCCGCGGAGATCGTGACTTTACGCCAAACGTGGACGGCGTGATGTACGGCGGGCTTCGAATGGACAACGTCTGGCTGCTCTACTCTGCCAGCGATCAAAAGTCACTTGATGCCGGCCTGCCATCCCTTCTGCATTGTCGCGATCTTGTTCCGGTGATCGGTTTGAGCCTGGAGCCGCTGACCGGGCCAATCGATTTATCGCATTACCTTCCGCCGACGCCGCGCAGCGAATGCCCTCCAGAGATGTTGCCGCACAATCTCGATTGGGTGATCGTTGGCGGTGAATCAGGCCACGGCGCTCGACCGTGCAAGGCCAAGTGGATTGCCGACATCGTTAATCAGTGCCGGGCCGCATCGGTTCCGGTGTTTGTAAAGCAGCTCGGTAGTGAGCCGGACTTCGTGGGCTTCTCCGAATCGTTTCGTTGGCCGCTTAAAGACAAGAAGGGGGGCGATTGCGAGGAGTGGCCGAAGTCGCTGCGCGTGAGGGAATTTCCTCGCATGGAAAGCGAGGCGGCGGCATGAGCGGCATTATGTCCCCCGCACAACGAAACACGGCAATTGCGCGGCTGAAGTCCGCTGCTGAGCGCGTCATCTCCGCTTATGCCAGCGTGACCAAGGGCAAGGTCGGTGCACTTCGCAAGGCGACTGCTGCGCTCGAAGCCGCGTGGCGAGCGTTTCCCGAATGTGAACGCGACGAAGAAGTTCCACGGGCCGGTCGCGTGCTGGAGATCTGCGCGCGACTTGAGGCGGAAGAGGCTGAGCGGTTGAGAAGGGAGGCTCTGTGAGCACGTTATTTGATACCGAAGCTGAGCTGGAAATGAAGATCGGCGCGCTGGCCCCGTGGTTTGGCTCAAAACGAACCTTGGCGCCGACGATCGTTCGCGAGTTGGGCCCGCATTGTTCGTATTGGGAACCGTTCTGCGGATCGATGGCTGTGCTGATGGAAAAGAAGCCGTGCGGCATGGAGGTTGTGAACGACCTTCACCGCGACCTGATCAACTTGGCCCGCGTTGTCGCCAGCAAGCGAGCGCATGAACTGTTCGATCTGTGCCAGCGCACGTGGTCATGCGAGGAGCTTTTTAACGAAGCCAAAGAGAATTGTTTCACCGTCGAATGCGAACCCGCCAAATCGATCGAGGAGATCACAGACGCGAACCTAACGCGGGCCTGGGCATTTATGACGATGTCTTGGCAGGGAATGAACGGCCGCGCTGGCACGGTTGCTTCGAACATCACCGTGGCCCGCCGGTTTACCCATAACGGCGGCGCAGGCGGGATGCGCTGGCGATCGGCCGTCGATTCGATTCCCGCGTGGAGTGAACGGCTCCGGTCTGTGCAGATCTTGAATATGGATGCGTTTGAAATGCTCAAGCGGATTGGCGATCAGGAAGGATCGGCTATCTACGTCGATTCGCCCTACGTCAAAAAGACAGCCAAATACGTTCACGACTTTGCCGCGGCTGATCACGAAAAACTGGCGGCTTCGCTTCAGCGATTCAAGAAGGCCCGCGTTGTGGTGAGTTACTACGACGATCCGTTGCTCGATCGACTTTATGCCGGGTGGACGAAGCGAAGCGTCGCCATCACCAAGAATCTAGTCAATCAGGGCAAGCGCGACACGGAAGGCGAAGTCGTCAAAGCGCCCGAAGTGCTGCTAATCAACGGGGAGTCCTACGCATGAAATTCCCAATCGCCGCACTCAATCAGCATATCGCGGTGCTCGGTAAAACGCGCAGCGGCAAAACAAACTCGGTCAAAGTCATCATCGAGCAAGTCGCGGCCGCTGGCTCCCGCGTCTGCATCATCGATCCAATCAAGGCCGATTATTGGGGCCTGACGTCGAGCGCCGACGGTAAACAGCCCGCTTTACCGTTTCACATCATCGGCGGAAAGCACGGGCATGTACCGCTCCACGCCAGCGCCGGCAAGGCTATCGCGGAAGTCGTCGCAACCGGCGCATTGCGCCTTTCGATCGTCGATATGGAACTGTTCGGCCCTCGAGAGTCCGGCCCATTCTTCGGCGACTTCATGGACACCATTTTTCGCAAGATGGAAGGTGTTCTGTATCTGGTCGTCGATGAGGCTCATCTGTTCGCGCCCAAAGAAGGCCGCGGCGGCGACGAAAGCATGGCGACTTACTGGTTCAAGCGGATGGCCAGTGGTTCGGGCTCCAAGGGGGTTCGGCTCATTGTGAGCACCCAGCGCATTCAAGATCTACACAACACAGTTCTCAGTAACTGCGACACGGTTGTCGCGCACCGTGTCACGTTCCCTGACGATCAGAAGCGCATCGCCGATTGGGTCGCCAGTCATTGCACCAAGGAGCAAGTCGCCGAGGTCAAGCGGACGCTTCCGAACCTGCAACGTGGCGAGGCGTGGCTGTGCTCCGGAGAGGCCGGGATCTTCGAGCGAGTCCAATTGCCGCTGTGCACGACCTACGATAATTCTCGGACGCCCACCGAAGGCGACAAACAGCGAAGTGTTAAGACCGCGCAGATCGATCAAAATCAACTGCGGTCGATCATCGGCGATGCAGTCAAAGAGGCCGAGGCGAATGATCCGAAGTTGCTCCGCGCAAAAATTGCAGAACTGTCAAAGCAACTTGACAAATCTGCCAAAACCGTGCAAACGGACCAGGCGGCAATCGATCGAGCGTTTCAACAGGGCGTTGCCGCTGAACTGCAGCGGCTGAAGCCGACACTTGCTGACCTAAAAAGAGCCCGCGAATTGTTCGCTGACGCTGCATCAATCGTTGGTAAGTGCGTCGGCGATCTCATTCCTGATCCAGCCGGAGAACCATTTCACAACCAGTCGGCGAATCACGTTTCCAAGCCGGTGACCAAGCCGCTCGAAAAACGACCGCTAATCGCCGCAAAGCCTTCACCTACAAGAGAAAACCGCCGCTCGGAAGGTGATCTCTCCAAGGGCGAAGCCGCCGTTCTCTCCGCCCTGATCCAATACCCCGACGGTCTCCGCAACGAGCAGCTGACCGTTCTCACCGGCTACAAACGCAGCTCGCGCGACGCCTACCTGCAGCGGTTGCGAGAAAAGGGCCTCACGGAACGCCGCGGTGATCTGCACCTGGCCACGGCTGAAGGCCGGGCCGCTTTACCCGATGCCGAACCATTGCCAACGGGCCTGGCCCTGCAGCAGTTCTGGTTCTCGCGTCTTCCGGAAGGCGAGCGCGTGATTCTCGAGGTGCTGATCGAATCGTACCCAAGTTCGGTCGATCGCGAGCAGCTCAGCAATGCCACGAATTACAAGCGATCGAGCCGCGACGCCTATTTGCAGCGGCTGAAGGCGAAAAAGTTGATCGAGACTTCCAGCGACGGAGTAACGGCGAGCGAAACGCTGTTTTAAGAGCACAGCATGAGCGAACAACAAACCATCCTGCAGGCCGACGACTTCGAAATCGGCATGGCCATCACCGTCCTGAACGGCGCCTGCTGCGAAGCCGGTTGCTGCGAGCGTTATCAGCAACTCAAGGGTGTCCCGCTGCTGATCCTCGAAGTCGATCTGCCCTACATCGTCTGCGGCGTCGCCGGCGGTCACTTCACGCACATCGATGTCAGAGACTGCGAACTGAAGCGCGTCAAGGATTCGTATGCCGCACTGTTTGGGGTTGTGAGGGCGCCAAAGGAGACGAAGGAACCGGAAAAAACAGATTCGCAAAATGCAGGGTGATTACTTGTTTAAGCACACTACTAACAGTGGTTGATACTGCCTCATTGTTCACGGGTTTATTGTCCAGGACTTGTAGATGGTTGGTTGATATTGAGCATAGGACGGTGGATTTCCGCTGGGATTCAGCGCGGGCTATTAGGCACGGAAAAAGGATTGAGCCGAAGTGAAACGAGGAACGCCAGAACATCCGAAAACGATGGAACTTGCCGAAGCCGTCCAGGGCTACCTGGCCGATGCCGGCGCCCGCCTGTCGTTTGATATGTGCCAAACCTTCGCCTGTGGGCTGCTTGAGCGACTCCATCACTTCACCGCGCGATACGCTCCGGCGGGCGATATCGGCAAGCATTCCAACCTCCGAATAGCCAATGCCATCGGTTGGACCCTGGATGCACCCTGGATCATTGCCACATTGGCCGACAAGAGACTGCTTGATACCGCGGTAAGCGGGGTAAGGTTGTACGTTCACGACTGGCACGATCACAGCGACGACGCCGCAGATAAGTGGCTATTTGACAAGGGTTTGCTGTACGCGAATGGACACCCAACGCGGAGAGGCAAAAAGTCGCGACCCAGTCTAGACCACGTCGCGACGCAGTCGCGTCAGTCAGAGTCAAAGTCAGAGTCAGACCCAGAGCCAAAGTCAGACCCAGAGTCAGACCCAGTATCTCTCGTTGGCGACACGGAATTGCGTGACTGGTTGATTTGGTGGAACACGTTGAAAGCCTGCGGGCTTGTGGCTGCGGCCGTCAACGTGGATGAACCCAGCCAAGGAGCGATTGCGGGTTGGAAACGGGCGCAGAAGAGCAAGAGCCTGCGGGCGCTGCTATCCGATCGTGACGCCATTAGGCGGGAAATCGAAGCGAGCTCAATCTGCAAACGTGGGTGGTTTGATTTTGCGAAGTTGTTCGGCGGTAAGAACCGCGATGGCGAGGTCGTGATCTCGAAGCTGCTTGCGGGTGGCTATCGAGATTTCAACCAAGCCGCAAATCGTCAGGGAGCGGGCCAAAACTACGATCCGGCGGCAGCCGAGAAGGATTTGCAGCATGGAACTTTCTGAGCACGAAATCATCGCCGACATCGAGCGGCGACAGCGTGAAGCGGCGGCTGCGGCGCCAGCCACAATCACGGTTGCGAAGTTGCTGCGGGCGCCACCCAAGGCACTTTCGGCCAGTGAAATCGCCATTCGCGATGCCGAGATCGCCGATCGCGAACGTCGACGACATCAGCAGTTGCTTACCGAGCGATGGAATGAGTTCATCGGCGTGCGAGGCCAGCGGTACAAAACCGCAACGCTGGGCAACTTCACGGCGACCGAGCAAAAGCAGGCCGATGCGATCGTTGCACTGACCGAGTATCGCGACACGTTGCCGATTCGCATTGCCGAAGGCGAGGGCGTGGTGTTATTCGGGCCAAAGGGTACCGGCAAAGATCACCTACTGGTCGCGCTTGCTCGCGCCGCCATCATCGCTGGGTTCCGCGTGACGTGGCAAAACGGCATGGATCTCTTCGGTGAAATGCGGGACCGCATCGACTCGCAGGATTCCGAACGGGCGTTTGTGAACCGGTTCATTTACCCAGACATCCTGTACCTCAGCGACCCGGTACCGCCGATCGGAAGTCTGACCGAGTTTCAGGCCGCGATGATGTTTCGGATTTTGGACGCACGGTATTCCCGACAGAAGCCGACCTGGTGCAGCGTCAACGTCAGCAAGGGCAGCGAACTTGATGCCCGCATGGGATCGCAGAACGTCGACCGTCTGCGGCATGGCGCCTTGTCGATTCACTGCGATTGGCCAAGTTACCGCGCAGTTGCGAAGCATGTGACCGGCCAACCACTTCCGCGAAAGGAGTCAACCCCATGAACCTCAAAGCCAAAGAGTTCGAAGAAGTCTGCCTCTATCGGATGCGCGAGCACGAGAAACGTGGCGAGGCCACGATGTCGCGCTATGGTGTGCAGGGTAACTTCATCGACGGCAACTGGCAGCCGGTGCAAAGCCTGCCCGATTTCGAAGGGCTTGTCGCTGGTCGCCAGTTCATCACGGACTGCAAGGTTTGCTCGCAGGCATCGTTCCCGCTTGACGACGACAAGTTCAAGAGGCGGCAGTTGCGGCACATGCTGACCCGCGCGAAGTTCGGTGCGATTTGCTTTCTGTTGATCCACTTCAACCCGCGCGAGTTGACCAAGGGCGTTGTGCCGGCATCGACCTGGGCGTTTCCGGTTTTCGCGGACCATCCGCTGTGGGTCGCGTTTGATCGATCGGAGACGAAACGGATTCGACCAGCGGACTGCGAAGAGTACGCGGCTCGCGTGGAATGGAACACGTTGCCTGGTGGACGAACGGAGCGCCCGGATCTTTTGGCGGCTGTGCTGCGGCTGGCGGAAGGGATTGCACCGCGTGCGGCGGAGCATCAGGCGTCGTTCATTTGAGGTCAGGATCGAGGTTATCGCGTAGGTAGGATTCGGGGCGATTTTTCGGAGTTTTAAGAAAGGGATCACATGAGTGCAATACCAACAATTCGAGACAACCCAAGCGGCCTGCATCAGCGATACACCGTCACGAAAAACAACGGCGAGCCAACTGACCCGATGGCCACCTATTTCGTTCTGCGGCTTGATCACTTCGGGCGCGATGGATTGCATATCGCAGCTTGTCGTGCGGCTGCTCGCGCTTATGCGGATTTCGTTACGTCGGGCGAGGCTCCCCACCTTGCGAAGGTTGGCGAGCAGTTGCGAACAGTGGTTGATAATCTCGAATCAATGTCGTGAAGTTTTCTAGGAGCAAGTGATACAATGCCCGAACCCACCCCCGTCAGCCGCGAACCCGAAAGGGGATTTGGGGCCGGTGTGCCCAAAGGACCGGAATGCCCGCACTGCGGCAAGGAATTCTCGAAGCTCAAGGGCGGGAAGATCCCAACTCACGATTTTCCGCCGCCGTGCCGATCGGTGTGCCGCGGTTCTGGGCAATCGCCGCGTACAAAGGATGCCCCGCTTTGGAAAGACGATCCGAAGCAAGAGGGCCGCGACGCGCGGAAGGCGATGCGGCTTGAGTTGCTGATCTATGGCTTTGCTGCTGCAAAAGCGTTGGCCGAGATGGACGGCGAACAATCGGGCACGATGGAATGTCCGCTCTGTTTGAAGCAGCTGAAATTCTCGGTGGCCAAGTCAAACCGGCACATGGCGGCACGCTGCGAAACGTCCGGTTGCATCAACATGACGGAGTGAATATGAACTTCTCCCCCATCTACAGCCGCTGCCCCGTGATCCGTACCGAGCGCATGACGCTTTGGCAGCAAGTGCAGGTCGCCGGTGCAACTCGCATGATCTCCTTCGAGCGCGAGATCATCTGGCTGCGCGAATCCGAAACGGAGATGGTGCTCGAACATCGCGGGGAACACGTCGCCGGTCTCTGCACGTTGGGCGATCACGGCGGGTTTATGACCAGCCTGGAAATTGCCGTTCGTGAGTCCAAACGCTTTCGCGAGCAGTACAAGATCGAGCCAGGCGATTCGCTGCAGATCACGGCCATTGTCATTGTCAAAGATCGGCCGGTAGCTGCGGACACATCGGACGAAGCCGCGAACTGGAACGCGGGCCACGAAGTCAAGCAGTATCGCTACGTCGAGAAGGACTGGTTCACCAGCGAGCATTTCAGCAAGGAAACCGGCTGGTCGCGTCTGGAGCCCGTCGAGGTCGACTCGCTGAGGCTCAACATCACCGACGGCAAGTTGGGCCGTGCTGCGAAGTGGATCGCGAAGATGCGGGAGAAGGCCGCGGCGGTCGCGGTCACTTAACAATTCCGCCCGAAAACGACGGATTACTGAATAGCTTGGAGCGTGTTAAGGATGAACGTCATCGAAATCGTAAAGGCCCTTCGCCAATACCGAATCCGCTTCGGCACTGAAGCGTTTATGCACGCCGACGTCGCTCGCGTACTGAACCAACTTGATCAGCTGCATGTCTGCGAGGAGCCACTATCGGCAGCCGACCGAATCGACTTCTATTTGCCGGACACTCACTGCGGCATCGAATGCAAGGTTGCTGGCGGGCCATCGGAAGTTCTCGCACAACTGCTCCGTTACGCGAACTCACCGAGTATCGAGCATCTCATTTTGGTGACATCGCGACGCACTCATCAGTTCGAACAAACCACTTTGGCAGGAAAGCCATTTGCGGTCGTCTACTGTGGAGCAGGTGGAATCTAATGCACGTTGCACCCGAAAAAACGTATGGTCGTCTTTGGCTCGATGGAGACGATTGGCACTTGCAGTGCGAGCCTCACGTTGCGTTGATGGCCAAGCGGATCTTCCAGCGGATTGACAAGGGATCCGCGGGGACTCTCAAGATTAAACATAGCGATTCGGTGGCCCGCGATCTCGAATGGTTCGTGCAGCGGTACCCATTGCAGATCGAGAGCCTGGCTGATTTGACCGCGGCGTCGCGACGTCATCAAGACAAAATCCTCACACTTAATCAGATCCTCGGCGGTGAATACAAGCCACGGACGTTCAAGCTGGCGTTGCCGCCGCGTGACTATCAATCGGTAGCTGCCGAGCTTTATACCGCTCAGGGCTACTTGCTGCTCGGCGACGACGTTGGAATTGGCAAGACGGTATCGGCGATTGCCGCACTACGCGACTCGCGCACGTTGCCGGCGTGCATTGTGACACTCGCTCACTTGCCGCGGCAGTGGGAGAAAGAAATCAATCGTTTCGCGCCGGACCTGTTCACGCACGTGCTGAAGAAGGGAACGCCGTACGAGCTGCCAATGCGCAAAGGCCGCCGGCCGGACGTGCTGATTACCAACTATCACAAACTCACTGGCTGGGCAGACGTGCTGGCGTCTTACTGCAAGAGCGTCACATACGATGAAATTCAAGAGCTTCGGCATAGCGGAACGAACCGATACACCGCCGCTAAACACATTTCATGGTCCGCCGATTTTTGCCTCGGTCTCTCCGCAACGCCGATCTACAACTATGGCGGCGAGATTTTCAACGTGCTGAATGCCATCAAGCCGGGCCTTCTCGGTACAGCGGATGAATTCTACCGCGAGTGGTGCACGTCGCTGGGCAATGGCAAATACAAGATCAGGGAGCCGCACGCGTTCGGTTCGCACCTGCGCGAGCAGCACATCATGCTTCGGCGAACCCGCAGCGACGTCGGTCGCGAATTGCCGCCGATGCAAAAGATCGTTCAGGAAGTCGACTCAGACACCAAGGCCTTCGAAGCGATCGAAGATGCTGCGAGCGAACTCGCGAGAATCATTCTTTCCCGCGGTGAAGACTCAAACTTTGCGAAGATGCAAGCCGCTGAAGAATTCAACTCGTTGATGCGGCAAACGACCGGCATTGCCAAGGCCCCCCACGTCGCTGCGTTTGTGAAGATGCTTATCGAAAGCGGCGAATCAGTCGTGTTGTTTGGCTGGCATCGGGCCGTTTATGAAATCTGGAAAGCGCGCCTCGCGGAATTCGAGCCAGCGATCTATACAGGCAGCGAGTCAGTCACGCAGAAACAGGCCGCAGCCGAGCGATTCACGAGCGGCCAAACGAAGTTGCTGATCTTATCCCTTCGCAGTGGTGCTGGTCTCGATGGCCTGCAGCACTGCTGCCGAACCACGGTGCACGGCGAACTTGATTGGAGCCCAGGCGTTCACGAGCAAAACATTGGCCGAGTCTTTCGAGATGGCCAAAAGGATCCGGTGATCTCGTACTTTTTGCTGGCCGATTCTGGGAGTGATCCAATCATCGCCGAAACGCTTGGCCTCAAGCGCGAACAGATCGAAGGCATCCGCGACGCTGGAAAGGCGGCTGACCTTGAGCGACTGAGTCGCGACGAGGCCGGTATCAAAAAGCTGGCTGAAGCCTATTTAGCGAGGAAGAGAACGTAACCTGCCCACCGCAACTGAACGCGGGCCACAGACGACGGAGCGAATTATGAAACGGAAGTCCTACGAGCGGAGGCTGCGCGCCGAAACCGTTCGCATCAACGGCTGCCCGGTGATTTTCTATAAATGCCCCAAGAGACGGAAATGGTGTTGGCGCGCGATCGGGGGGCGGGTGCAGCTGAAGAAGGGAAAGCCAAGATGCCCGTAACGTTTATCAACCCGTACTATTGGCAAAACAATGGTAACTATCCATTTGACTCATCACGACTTAGGACGATTGCTGGAAATTTTGGCATTTTCTTTCCAATACGCTTGACACATCACCGAATACAGCTATAGTTATACGCATGACGCATCACTTGATGCGGCACAACAACACAAGGGTAACGACAATGACCACCACTCAGAAGATTTACATTTACAACGAAAATTGCACGATGAAGGGCCGCATCTGCCACGGAAATTCCCACTACGAAGACTTGGCAGACTTTGGCGACGTGAGCCTGTTTGGTGAAGGAACCGATGAAGAACTGATCGCTCAGGCTCTGGATGAATTGGCTAACCGCTACGATTTCCGATCTGGCGGTGCTCGCGACAGTTTCCGCTGGCGCTGTGCTCGCGAAGTGCTTCGCTATCTTGACGGGCCGAAGGTCGAATACAGCGAAGAGGAACGGGTCTACCTGCCGGTCGTTGAAGAAGTCGAAGAGGCTGAATAATGGAAATCCTGCTTTGGAACTGGCCTGCCGGCGACGAATCGGCATGGCAGGCTTTGGTTGGCGGCGTGATGACACACGCTCAATATCAAACCACGCTTGCTGCGGTGCAGGCTGATCAAGAGCGGCAAGGGCGAACCGTTCGCCGCGTGAGCATGACGGTTGCCGCGATGCGAGCGGCCCTAACAAAACACAATCTGCAAAACACGCCAGACGGTCGCGCTGCGGCCTTGGCTCTTGAGGGGACAAATGCCTGACACTCCGCAAACCTTGATGGAAGCAGTCCGCTATTACGCCGATCCGAAGGTCTGCTTTGAAACCATGCTGGCCGTGAAGTGGCCAGACGGAAAGATCGTCTGCCCGAAGTGCGGAGGCGATGCAGTTGGCGTCGTCGCATCGCGGTCCCTGCTGCAATGCAAGGCGAAGGGGTGCCGCAAGCAATTCAGCGTGAAGGTCGGCACGATCTTCGAAGATAGCCCTCTCGGCCTGGACAAGTGGTTTGTCGCAGTCTGGTGCATTGCCAACGCAAAGAACGGAATCAGCAGTCTGGAACTGTCGCGAGCGCTGGGAGTTCGCCAGCCCACTGCGTGGTTCATGCTCCACCGGATTCGGCTCGCGATGCGAACTAAGACCTTCCGCAAGCTCAGCGGAACAGTCGAGGGCGACGAAACATTCATCGGCGGCAAGGCGAAGAATATGCACAAGAGCCGCCGTGAGAAGCTGATTCGCGGTCGCGGTGCTGTGAACAAGGCAATCATCCAAGGGCTGCTGGAGCGTGGCGACAGCGATAGTGTGAGCGAGTTCCGCGGCTGGGTGGTTCGCGATACATCGGCAGAGGAAATGCTGCCAAACATCACCCAGAACGTTTACCCAGAATCCACGATCTACACCGACGCCGCGCCCGCGTACAGCGAGTTGGGCGCTGGCTACTTCCACAAGTGGGTTGACCACATCGGCGAGTACGTTCGCGGGCGTGTTCACGTCAACGGCATTGAGAACTTTTGGTCGCTGCTCAAGCGAATGCTGCGAGGCACTTACGTTGCCGTCGCCAAGTTCCACCTTGAGCGGTATTTGGACGAACAAGCGTTTCGGTTCAATCTTCGCGATTTGAACGACGCAGGCCGCTTCCGGCGCGTGCTGGCTGCGGTAGTTGGCAAGAGGCTCACTTACCGGCTGCTCACCGCCCAGGGTGACGCCGGCTTTATGGGGATTCGCTAATGGTTCGGAAGCCTGAAGGTGTGAACGAAACGGAATCGCTACTTCGCAAACTGGTTCAAGTCCCCAAGCATGAGCTTGCTGCTGAAGTGGAGAAAGACAAGCGAAAGCCCAAAAAACGGGCAGCCAAGCGGAAGAAAAAATCATAAGTCACCTTGATGAGTCAAGTGGATAGTTACCAAAACAATTGGGGAGTGTTTGTTGTCATTCGCAGCAGCGACGGCAAAGTTGTAGCCCGATTCGATAACGAACATGACGCCTACTCAAAGTGCCTGGAGCTCGCACGATCCGATCGAATTGAGTGGCAGACAAAGCCCGTCACAGGTTTGACAGAACCCCCGCCTTCGGTATGATGCGAGAAGACTTTACGGGGTCGGGGGTCAATTCCGCCCTGTATCAAAATAGCGCCTGGTGCACGGGCGCACGTACACATCCAAGTTGTGGCGTGCGCTTGTCTCTTGAGTGAATATCAGGCCACGCCGCGGCTCTTTCCGCGGAGTTCTTATGTCGGCCTCCTATCTGCAGATCCTCGTCGCCCTCACGACCTACGCCGTTTCACATCCAGCCGCTTTCGCCCAACTCTGGCAAGCGCTCGTGAATCTCTGGCAGGCCGGTCAACAGGCCGCTGCGACCATCGTCGAGCAGTTCAACGATGCCACGGCCGCCTTGCCGCGCGACGCTGGCGAGTTGATCGAGGTCACGCCGGAAGTGCTCGCCGCCGAGGGGAACTTCGAAAAGGCTCTGGCGAATGTCCCCACCCCCCGCGCCAGCACTCGCGGCATCTTCGCCCAGGGCAACGGCAACTTCCGCAAGATCCTCGGCCAGCTGATGAGCTCGCCGCTCGGCCAGGTCCTGCTGCAACAGCTGCTCGCGAAGATCGGCAGCGCGGCCTCGTAACGGCAAGGGCTTGTGTCAGGGGTTCCCTCGCAACGTCAAGGGTTCGGCGATGGCTAATCACGGCTTGTTCATCGGGATCAACTACACCGGGAGCGGCAACGCGCTGCGTGGTTGCATCAATGACGCGCGGAACTGGCTCGCCTTCTTCGGCCCGTTCTGTGCCAGCGTCAAGGAACTGCTCGAGCAATCCGCCACCAAGGCCGGCATGGTTGTCGCGATCAGCGAGGTCCTCGGCAAGCTCAAGGCCGATGATACGGCCATCGTCACGTTTTCGGGGCATGGCACCTACATTCCGGATCGGTCCGGCGACGAAGACGACCGGCGGGATGAAGCTCTCTGCCCGTTTGACCTCAACATGAACTTGCTGCTGGATGACGAGCTCCGCGACCTGCTGGCCAATCGTGCGGCCGGTTCGCGCGTGTTGATCATCACGGACTGCTGCCATTCCGGCACGATGACGAGAGGCATCGGCGCGGATTCCCCGGAACTGCTCCCATCGCCGCGTTACGTCGACTTCGCTTCGCTGACGGGCTGCATGTGTCCCAATGATGTCGATCGGATCACGCGCAAGGCTCGCGAGTTCCGCAAGCGACGACGGCATGCAAAGGCTGCAGAGCCAGCCATGAACATTGTTCACCTCGCCGGCTGCCTGGACACCGAGGTCAGCTATGACGCCACGATCGGCGGTCTGCCCTGCGGAGCGTTCACGTATTACGCGCTGGCCGCGCTGAAGGCCCGGCAGACCAAGGGGCTGACCTTCGGTGAATGGCGCGATGCCGTGACGCCGGTTCGGCTGCCCAGCAAATACTACCCGCAGACGCCGGTTTTTAACGGGCCGATGTCGCTGGTTGTGCCGGGATTTGAGCCGGTGATCTCGCCGCCGGTTCCTGCCCAGGGCGAAGTCGTTCGATATGTGCTGGGCGGCAAAACGTTCGAAGTGAGGGAGGTGAAGTGATGGACGCTGACGTTGTTGGCGGATTTCCAATTGCCGACCCGAATTGCAAGGGCTGCGGCAAACCACTGCTGATTGAAAACGCCTGGATGACCGATGGTTGTCCATGCAATACGCCACTCGGTGTAAACAGCATGAACGAAACTCGCTGGCGGTTGCTTCAGCAGCTTCAGCAGCAACAGGCGCACGAACTGGAGTCCATCAGGACAGAACTGGCGCACATGCGAGATACCGATGCCGTTCAGGATCGACAGGCACTGCTTGAGAATGTAGCAGCGCTGTCGCGAGAACTTGAAACACTCAAGGCTGCCGGGGAGTCGGCACTTGCCTTTTTGAAGCGAGCTGCATTCAACGAACATCGCATCGTTTCGTCGGGCGACTTGACGCCGATGCAAATCACAGAAGCGCAGGCCCGCAAGTTGTTCTATGTCGAACCGGGCGGCGGTCTTGGCTGGGCGCTGGTGCCGTGGGAGTTAACGACTCCCAAGGATCGCAAGCGCGAAGAAGAGTATTTCGCGAACAAAAAGTAGGCCGGAGCGCCCGGCATGTACTGGATTATCGCAATGGTCGCACTCGCACAAATCGACGCCGCACAACCAGCGGTCGCGGTGCGCAGTACGCCAGTGCTGGCCAAAGTTGCCGACCCATACGACGCTGCGGCCTGGGCGCTCGAAGATGCCTTGGCCCTGCGTGCCAACAATCAATCCGCCGCCGGCTGCCTCTACATCTGGATTGGGCCCGACGAGTCGCCGGCCATTGCCAATATCAATTCGCTCGCGGTCAATTCCGCCCTCTCGCATTCGTCAACGATTCAGCTTCCCGACCTCACCGCCGGCGGCCGTCTGATTCGCTGGGATCTCGCGAAGCTCGCGCCGAAGCGCACCGACTTCCTGCGGCTGGTTGGCGTCATCAACGATCTGTCGATCGGCGAACCGTTCTGGCATGTTGATCTGAAGGCCCTCGGGCTGCCCGCCGCGAAGTGCCCGCCATTCGTCTGGATGGATGGGCGAACCTACTCCCTGACGTTCTCTGTGCCTGCGCCAGCGACGGCTGAAGCGTATCAACTTCTACAGCACGAAACCGGGCTGAAAACGCCGCTGCTGCGTGCGGATTACTTTCTGCGGCGGATCTCGTCGACGATCCAATCGGGCCGGTATTACCACGTCCGCGGCTTTATCACTTACGACGAACACGGGAAAGAGAAGCGGTTGACCGAAACTGAGATTTTCAAGCAATTCGGCAACGATGTCGGCTTGTCGCGGAAGGTTGAGGGCGACGATCGAGTGGGCATTGTGATCTCGGGAGTGACCGGCCAGGCCCGCGCGGTGGAATTCGGCCAGGGTGCAATCGGCGGCTGGCGGATTACCTACGATCGCTTCTCAGACAACGAGAAGATCACTGCCCATCCGCTGTACAACCTGCTGTCGGTGGTTGAGAAGTCAGACGGCCGCGAAACGATCTTCGAAATGCCGAACGGGCTGCTGGCGTACATTCTGACCAACGGCAAGGGTGAGTTGGTCGATGAAGCTCCGAATAAGCTGGTAACGGATCATCGCACGCCGGTTCCACATCCCGCGCAGTTGTTTCCGCCGCTGTCGTGCGTGCGCTGCCACGGGCCGGCAGGTGGAGTGCAAAGGACGCCGAACGATGTTTCACGACTCCTTAAGACGCCAACTCAACTGGACGCTTTCGCCGATTTCGGGGGCACTGGTTTTTCGGGAGTCGACATTGACCGACTTGCCGGCCTTTACGGCGGCGACTTCGAACGCCGTTCTCGCGACGCCCGCAACCGTTACGCCGATGCCGTCTTCACAGCGACGCGCGGACTTACGGCGACGCAAGCGGCTGCTGGATGGGCTGCTCAATACGAAGGCTACTGGCAAACGCCGGTAAACGCCGATCGGCAATTGCTCAATCTCGGCTGGCGTGCTCGATCTCCGCAGGCCGCGAACAAAGCCCTTGAAACGCTGCTCGCGAAACAGGAAACCGATCTGCTTGTGTTCGGGCAGAAAGCGACGCGCGAGGATCCGCTCATTGTCGCCCCGCGGCTGGGCATTCCGATCCGGTCGCAGGACTTGGAGCGCGTGCAGGCCGAGCAGTTCCGCCGAGCTTATTTGCATCGCGGGGAATTGGGGGTGGCACCGTGAACCCCTATGAATCGCCGACGCACTGCGAAGAACTTCGTCCCGTGGATCTGACCGCGTTATGGGTGTTGCTGGTAGTAGCGTTTTGGCCGGCCTTGTTCCTTGTGGTGTTTCCGGTCGCATTGATTGAGCAAATTCGCAAAAAGGACGATTTAGGCCAGTTTGTCTGGGGAATGTTCTGGGCAGCAGTCCTTGTCTTTGACGTCGCAATCGGATGGTTCCTGCTGATTCAATTCGTATCGAAGATTTTTATTTGAGGAAACCAATGAGTCCGTACACTTTCGCCGCAATCGTAATTCTCGTCTTTGAAATGCTACTCGCATCGCAAGCCAGCGCCTGTGGCCGTTGCGGCATCTTCGGCCGCGGCTGCCGATTCGCCCACGCCCCCGTCGTTCACCACGCCGCGCCGGCCATCGTGAAAGCCCCCGACACGATCCAGAACTTCGTGTTCAACAACATTTCGCCGCCGGGTGATCTCGCTCCCCGCGGCGCCACGGTCTACGGCCTGTCCCGCGCCCTCGAATACAACGCACCCAATTCCGCTCTGTACCTCGATAACGCCCGCCGGGCACTTGAATTCGCTGGCGATACAACGGTAAGCGCTCGCACGATCGACACACTGACCTTAGACGCCGCAGCGATTGACGCCCGCGGCCGAGCGGTAGAAGCGGCTTTCCGGTCACTGGCTCCCGATACGGCGACGGCAACGCGCAGCACGACAACGAAGGTGACGATCCGCAACGGCATTCCGGTGATCGACGAACTGCCCACCCTGCCTGCCCTGCCTGCCCAAGACGATCCGCCACCAGTGCCGCGTGACCTGCCATTGCGCCCGGTTGACAACGTTACCTGTATGCGATGCCACGGCAAGGAAGGTGTCGCGGCCAGTGAATTCTTGCTCGATGGCCCGTTGACCTTGGAGCAGTTCGCCAAAGCAAAGGACGCCATTGAAGCCGGACGGATGCCCCCAAAGACAAACTTGACGCCAGCCGAAAAACTTAGCCTTGTCGCGAGGTTCGGAAAGCTGGTTCGCCAATAACTCACGCCGCCGCCTGCTGTGTCCAGCAGTGGGGAGAATCGGCGGCACTTTAACTATGAACATCGTACGTCAAACCGAAAGTGGTCTTTGCCTTGCTGCATGCGTGGCGATGGTCGCGAACTGCTCGCTCGAGGAAGTCGTCGAAAAGACGCGAATCCTCAAGTCGCAGGACGGCGTACGGTTCTTGCCCGACAACGAAGCCATCAAGTTTCTCGCCTCACGAATGTTGTGCTACGGGCTGCGTTTGGCTCCCGGCAGCGAAGTGAACGAAGACACGCCCGATTTTACGGTAACGGTCACAACCGATTGCCCTGCGATCCTGGGCGTCCTTAGCGAGAACTTCCCCGGCTTCAATCACGCCGTCGTTTGGGACAACCAGCGGCGGAAGATTCTCGACCCATTGCATGACGAGCCGCAACCGCTGTCTCGCTATACGGTCGTCGAGTGGGTTCCGATTTCACACGTTTAACCCTGAAAGGTTGGTGATCCTATGAAGAGTTTGCTTTTGGCCCTGTTGGCCATCGTGGCGATGTGCGTCGCCGTTTCGTCCGCTGAAGCCCACGGCGGCGGTGTGTTTGTCCGCGATGCGTTCGGCAATACGGTGTTTGTGCCGAATCAAGGTGTGATCATTTCGCGCGGCTTCGGTGGTCCGGTTGTTGTCCAGCGCGGGCCGGTCGTAGTTCGCGGCCACGTCAACCAGTTCAACCAGAACGGTGGCCGGAATCGCATCGGCTTCCGTCGTTAATCCATTCGTGCCGGTCGGGATTTATCCCACTGGTGCAACCCCGCCGTTCCGAACGATTCGGGCGGCGGACTTTTAACCCCAGCCCCTAGAAAGCCCGCCGTGCGATGTCCCCAGAAGCCTGGATCGGTTTAGCCGCGATGATCCTTACTGCCTTGGGGGTGCTGCTTGGCGCTGCCTGGTGGATGTCGGCGCTGTACTCGCAGGTCAGCAATATCCAAACGAACACGGAAACGACGAACACCAAAATCGACACGCTCACCGAAAAGATGGACGGCGAGTTACATGACGTGCGAACCGTCCAGCGCGAGCAAGGCAAAGACATTGCGGAACTTCGCGGGCGAGTCGGCAAGGTCGAGGGAATTTTAGAAGCGGAGTTTGGAGCGGAGTAACACAATTCGCCCGTTGCTGCCCGGCGCGGGTGAGTTTTGGAGCAATCGAAATGCGAGAACGTTTTTGGTGGGCTGTCCATAACCTGTTTGCGCATCCTGCAAGCGAAATCTTGTACTGGATTTGGCTAGAGCGTGCTGGAAATTGGCTGCATGACTGGACGGTTCCACGGGACCACAAAGAGGGTCGAGGCTAATCATCGCCCCAGCGGGCGGCTTGGAACTGGAGAGGACTGGGCCGCTCGCTGATTTTGAAACATGACCCAATCCCGAATCATCCTCGACAAAGTTACCGGCAAGTTCGCCGTTGTTCGTAACGGAAAAACGGTGTGCTGGTGTACTCGGAAAGAACAAGCGGAGAGGTTTTGCAAGTGAAGGCCCAACCACTCAAACAAACCGAAACAGGCTACGTCGCTTGCGATGTCAAGGAAGCTACGCACGTAATGCTGAATATGCCAGGGCCGATTCCGACTCGCATTATTCCAGTAATGATCGGCGGCACTCGCGCGGGTACAGGCAACTGGACCTGGAACGGCAGTGTTGATAGCCCGACGCTGAAGCCGAGCATTCTCACTCGCGGCGGTCACGTTGATAAGCCGGTTGTGTGCCACACATTCGTCAACGACGGAATGGCGCAGTTTCTTGGCGACTGCTCGCACGAACTTGCAGGGCAAACAATTCCGTTGCTGGAGGTGGATTTCAAATGCTGATTCTCCTCCTACTCGCCGTCCTCCCGCTCGACTCCATCGCCCGCGAATCGTGCGACAAGATCGAAGTCAATTTGTTTTACGACGACCAAGCGCGGCTCGTGTTCGAGCAGTTGCTGTTTTACGACTGGCACGACAGCGCCGAACGGTTCAACCTCCGCGGCTGGCGAATGGTGAAGAATCAATCGCAACTCCCGCGGCTGAACCAATTCACGAACCGCTACGAATGTCACTGGATGGACGGCGACATTGAACGAATCGTAACCGCGCCGGTGGTGAGCTATTCGCAGACGCAGTTTGATCCTGAACTGACGGAGCGGGAGTTCTTAGCGAAGGAGCGGCGCCGCGAACTTCGAAGCCCGAAATCAATCCACCCCACACGCAAAGGAAGTTGACTGTGCCCACTTGCGAAATCGTCCGCCGGCAGTCCCATCAACACCGCGCAGGCTGGTTCTCCATCCAGATCGACGGCTGGGATACCGAGTACATGAACAACCCGGCTCAGCACTTCGAGAAGATGCTCGGCAAGCTGATCAGGGAAGGGCATTCGCCCGAATTGCCCGACACGACGGCCGCCGCCCATGAGCGAGCGGACGAGCAGTCGCAGTATGTGCTGCAGCGCATCGCCAGGCGGCTCGCGTCTGGCAGCCTGTTCCCCGGCGGGATGCAGGCCGATCTTGCGAAGCCGACGGATGCACTGCCGAAGAAAGCCAAACTGCGTGGTTCGCTCGAAGAGGCCTGCGGGGCGTTTCTCAATCGCGGCAACTTCATGCTGCCGGAGTTAGACGCCAACGGCAACATTGTCGCCCGTCGGCCGATGACCGAAGACGAGCGGCATGCCCGCATCGTCGAGCGCGACACCAAGCGGGACCACGAAGGGGAATGGAAGGAGCGACGCAAGCAGCTCGTTATCGCCAGGCACCGTGAGCATGAGCGGCTCAAGAGCGAGTTGCCCACGTGCGATCCCAAGTATCGCCATCGGCTCGTCCAGGCCATCGCGCGAATCGAGCTCGAGCTGGCCCGCCTGGAGGGATCCGGCATCGTCAACGCGACGCATGGATTTCAGTATGCGAACGGGCAATACCTGCAGGCCGGCGTGAACTTCGTCAGCGGCGATATTCGTCTCGTTCCCTGCATGACCAACACCACGGTTGATTCGGAGCGCGATGCCAAGGACCAGGTCAGCGACTTCACAACGCTCGATGAGTTCGACGGCTCGGGTTACTCGACGGGCGGCAGCCCCCTCGATAACCAAGCGGTCAACATCGACGACGCGAACGACAGGGCTGAATGCGACGCGGACGATGAGACGCGCAGCTCACTCGGAGCTGGCACGCGTTCGATCGACGGCGAGCTGGTGATCCTCTGGAACACCAACCTCAATTCGTCGATGCCGCTGCACTGGCTGGAGTACGCGACGGACAAGACGCCCGATGGCTCGGACTTCATCGTGCAGATCAACGCCGAAGGGTATATCCAGGCAGCGTAAACCGATGGCCTATCGCATCCTCTCAATCGAGCGCATCGACCCAGCGAGCTTGCCTACGCCGCTGCCGGAGGGGCATGCGCGATTCAAGGCCGTCGTTGAGATGTGGGATGGGGATGCCGTCGGTCCGCCGCACATAGTCGAGGAGTTCATTCTGCAGCGGCCGACGAAGTTCATGCGGCCTGCCGGCGGCGACGAATGGGAGCTGGCCACGAAGCACGATGCGCTAGTGGCCTTCACGACGCAGTTGATTGAACAGATGGAAGATCACTACGGCGAACAGATCCGTGCCGGTGTTCGCGGGTTTCGGGGGGACGTGCGCGAAGATCAGCATGGGAGGGTAAAGCCGCTCGATCCTATCGCCCACCATGCCGAAGTGCGAAAGCTCATCGGCAAGGTCCGCGGGAAGCGAGGGCGCTAGTGACCACGCTTTCGATCAGCCCGGCAACCGGAACGGATGACGGTCAAAGCGGCACCGGCACCGGCTACACAAACAGCGCCGGAAATATCCAACTCGGCGGTTACTTCGGAACCGCAAACGGCTGGTTTCGCACGCCAAACGTCACAATCTCCGGCGACGCGACGATCTCAAATCTCACGCTCACCGGCGACAAACTAACATCCGCCGGCACAGCGGAGCTGATTTTCAAGTTTGTCAAGGAAGCGAACCCAACCTACCCGACGAGTGGAACAGACTATGACGGGCGAACGCTGACAACGGCCAGTGTTATCGATTCGGAGTCAGGGACAGGAGCCTACACGTCGCCAAACCTAGCCACGCCCGGCCAGGAGATCATTGACCAAGGCGGCTGGTCGAGCGGCAACGCTCAAATGCTGTTTGTCAAAGACAACAATTCGAACGCGACCCACGGTGGTTTTGAGAACCGCATTCAGCTGCGAGCGATGGAGTCGGCCCCGTCAACGATCCCTGCGCTGAACTGGACCTACAGCGTGCCGATCACAGCCCCGCTCGTCGTGGGCAGTGTCACGCTCACTGGTGTTGCCCCCACGACGAAGAAGCAGGCACCATTAGCCGTTGGCTCAGTGACGTTCACTGGCGTCGCAACTACCGCTGTGCTGCCGGTCCGTGCCGATCTGGCCATAGGGAGCGTGACGTTTTCGGGAGTTTCACCGAGCACCGCCCATTCCGACTTTCTACCAGTCGGCGAAGTGGAGTTTGGGGCCCGCCCGCGCAACGCGAAGCAAGAGATTTCTTTCGGCGGCGCAACTTTCGGGAATCTGTTCATCAGCTGCGCTGGTGTCTTCAGTTTTGCCGTGCAAAGTGTGACGGCGTCGGCGGCGCAATGGCAAACGGCGATCAACAACCAGGCGACCGTTACGTCGATCAGCGGCGGGATTCGCTTTACGTTCGACCAATCGCCGCACTCTAACAAAGAAATCCCGCTGATCTCGATCGACATCAACACGAGCGACGGCACGCCGATAGTTTCGCATCTTGTTCACGGCCGTGGCTATCCAGTCACGGTCCGCAAGGAGGCCCCCGCGCCAATCGGGTCGGTGACCTTCACGGGTGTTGCGCCGACAGCCACGCATCAGGCTCCGCTCACTGTCGGCACGGTGACGCTGACCGGTGTGACGCCAGGAGCCAGCAAGGTTGCCGCCCTGGCGATCGGCTCCGTGACGTTCACGGGCGTCGAAGTGAACACGCGCATCACGGTTAACCTCGCTATTGGCATAGTGACGATTACGGGCGTTGAGGCCACCGTTTTTATAGTGGCTCCGAAGTTTCCCGGCTCCGGAACCTTTGTCTCCGCTGGTCTGTGTGGCGAATTCATCCACGACAACATGACGGGTGGATTTGCGAGAGGAGAGAACTAGCATGCCAACCCTGATCGTTCCTGAAGTAATCGCCGTTGCCGGCCGCACCGAGGACTTTACCTGGTCTGCGTACGCCGCAGATGGCGCAACCCCCGTTGCCTTTGCGGCCAGCGACAAGGTCCGCTTCAAGCTGGCCCGAAAAGCTGGTGATACGCCGTTGCTCGACCTGGTCTCCGGTTCGGTCACCGCCAATGGGTCCACCGTATCGATCACGGATCTCGGCGATGTCAACGCAGACGAACCAGCCACCGGCGGCGTGCGTCTCGCCCAGGCCGACACCGACGACTTCGACGGGGAATATCACTTCGAACTCAATCTCGTCGACGACAGCGAAACCAACCCCGCGGATGCGATCAAGCAGATCTGCCGCGGCAAGATCAAGTTCCTGAAATCCCAAGGCGGAAGCCTCGGGTTGTAGTTTTCACTTTCACAAGGATGCAACGGAATGGGCCAGATTATTTCTTTCACCGCCATTCGTGCCGCGGTTGATCTATTGGAAGAAACCGTCAAGGAATGGCAACAGACACCGCCACATGAGGCCGTGATCGTGCAATGGCGAGGGATGCCAAGCCACGCCGTTAGTCAGGGAATCGAGGAGGCGGCGACGCAACTCTTCGAACTCGTTGCCACCAGCGATATCGAGGATACGCACGCCGCGCATGCGCTCGTGCTCGCGATCGACGCCTTCGACGACGCCTTCGCAAAGTGGGCCGAGGGCTGCCAGGTCAATCCGGACCGAACCGATCCGAGTGGCGGCCCTGATGTGTGGGAACCCTTCAGTCAGATGTTGGCGGCGCGCGAACAGCGGACGTTCCCGAAGCCGGAGCCGATTGGGGCCCTGCTCGCGCAGAAGGTCACCCATGGCCAGATCGCGAAGATCTACGGTTGGCGAGACGCCAGCGGTGCGCCGGATCTCGAGAAAGTGCAGGAAGAGATCACGACGCCGGGAACGCATTTCAAACCATCGGAATGGGTCCACCCTGGACAACGCCGATCCGTGGCCGATGTCGCCGATCGCTGGGCGGCCCGCAATGCGAAGCAACGGCCAAGCCGACTGCCGGCGCAGCCCAAAGCCCCGCGCGAGGCCCCGGAATCGCTCGACGATCTGATCTATGGCGGCGTCAACGTTCAGCAGATCGCCAAGATGAAGCGGATCACGGTGGACGAGGTCCGCGAACGTGCCGCTCTGCTCGGCGTTCCCCTTGATGGCGGCGTGCTCGCCGCGGCAGCTGCCATGGCCCGCCGACCTTCACCGACCGAGGACGAAGAGGAGATCGCTCGCAAGGCCGAAGAACTGCGACTGCTCGGCGCCAGGGATTACGGCGAACTCGGCGACGACAAAGAGGCCCGTATTCTCGCGCTTCATACCGACAAACGGCCGCCGGCGGACATCGTCAAGATTCTCGGCAAAGCCTTCCCGGGTCTGACCTATCAAAAGGTCACCAAGATCATCGATCAAGCGAAGCTGGCCGCAACTGCCAAGTAAGAAAGGACGCCCATGAGCGGCGAACCCCATGAAGAGCCCATCGACACAACTCAGCAACCGCCAGCAAGCCAAACCGGCGAAGGCGGCGCGGGTGATGGGTTCATTTCCGTAACGACAGAACAGCGGCTGATTCGCCGCTGCCTGAAAGATAAGGACTGGGCTAAACAGCGATGGCCGACGCGAGCAACAGCGGAGGAAATCGAGGAGATCAAGGAAGAGCGGCCGCTGAATTTCATCGAGCTGGCCGTGCAAGCCGTCGGGAAGGATCTAACCGATCAGGATCGACGCGTGCGAAGGATCGCGATCAAAAACCTGATTTCGATGGAGAAACAGAATCAGGCGGATGATCACCGAGAGGATCCGGATGGAGGCAGCAAGGGGCCAGTTCAGCTTGTGCGGGTTGTCGTCGGCGATCGGTCCGAGGTGAAGAACTTCGAGTCGATCAAGATGAAGCAGCTCGGCGAAATCATTGAGAACGAACCACAACCCACAGACGAGGAGATCGAGGATGTTGACTGAAGCCCTGGGACCCGTGAAGTATGCGGCGATTGCCGCGAGTAGCAATGGCGACAACACAATCGTAGCGGCCGTCGAAGGCTACAAGATTCGCGTGCTCGGCTATGTGATGGTGGGCGCCGGTGCCGTGAATGCGTTCTGGCAGTCCGCGGCGGCCGGCGACGTGCTCAGCGGAACGATGGCCATCGCTGCCGCGGGTGGAAAGATCGAAGCTGCTTTGAGCGGCCTCGGCCATTTCGAGACCGACAAGGGCGAATTGCTGAACCTCAATCTGTCGGGTGCTGTGTCCGTCGCCGGTCACCTGACTTACCAACTGGTCAAGGGCTAAATGGGTGCCGTTGTCCGACGACCGTCGCCGGTCCGCTATGCTCTGCCGGTCTATCAGAAGCAAGAGGACTTCTTTCAAAGCACGAACTTCATCACGGGGTTCTGTGCCGGCCGCGGTTCGGGCAAATCGTATGTTGGTGCCTTGAAGGTTTTGACAACCGCCAAGGCCGGCGAACGGTGGATGGCGATTTCGCCGACTTACACCGTCATTGAGGATACGACCTGGCCGACGTTCAAGGATATCTGCAAGCTCGCGCGAGCCTGGCGATCGGGGGTCAAGAGTCCGACGCCAGTTGCTCGGTTCTATACGCAGGACGGCGGAACTGCAGAACTCGTCTTTCGCTCGGCGGACAAACCGGAGCTGCTCCGCGGGCCTTCGCTCCCGGGCATGTGGTATGACGAGGCCTCGGTGATGTCCGAGGAGGCCTTCAAAAACGGCCTGCCGTCGCTGCGGTACAAAGGCCGGATGGGAAAATGCTTTCTGACCTTCACGCCCAAGGGACGACGGCATTGGACGTTTAGCGCGTTCTATCGCGAGATCCCCGCGGGCGAAGATACGACCGGTGCGATTGAACTTGCCGGGAAATTCTATCGACCGAAGAACAATCGGGCGCTCATCCGCGCCCACACGCTCGAGAATCCATTCCTGGCCGAAGAGTATTACGAGCTCCAGCGCGACAACATGACATCGGCCATGGCGGCCCAGGAACTTGCCGGCGACTTCGTCGATCTGCAGGGCCTGATCTTCACCGCGGCTTGGCGCTACGTCGATGCCGCCCCGCGGATTGCTGCTCGCGTCCGCTATTGGGATCGTGCGGCGACGCCTGGCGGCGGCAAATACACCGCTGGCGTTCTGATGTCGCGCAGCGAAGCGGGAGCGTATTACGTCGAGGATGTTGTCCGCGGGCAATGGTCCGCAGCGGAGCGCGACAAGATCATCGTCGAGACCGCGCGACGCGATGCCCGCCGATACGAAAACGAAGTCGTGATCTATGCCGAACAGGAAGGCGGATCCGCGGGCAAGGAAATCAGCGAACAGTTCATTCTGATGCTGGCGGGTTTCCCAGTTTACCGCGACATCGTCAGCGGCCAACGTCGCAAGATCATCGACAAGCAAGAAATGCCGGGTGAAGCCAAGATTATTCGCGCGCAGCCGCTTGCCGCGCAGTGCGAGGCCGGTAACGTTTACTTGGTTCGCGGGCCATGGAACGACGAGTTCACAACGGAGTTGATCGGCTTCCCGTTCTATACCTTCAGCGATCAGGTCGACGGTGCTTCCGGGGCGTTCAATAAGCTGGCGAAGGGAATCAACAGCGATCCCGGCGAGGTCAGCAGGCCAGACAGCCCGACGGGTGGCGATCAGTTCGGTTTGACGTTGATGAAAAGCCGGCAGCGGCGGAAAGGTGGGATGTGATGCAAGGCGAACAAATACCAGAATCATCATGGGATACTACAAATCGCGATATCGCAGCTGACCTGCGCGCTGCACTGAACTTTGCACAGAGCCATGTGGGCATGCCCGAACCGCCCGTCGATCCGCAACTAGAGGCGGTCTTGCAGACGCCATCCGGACAGCAGGCACTTGAGCGAATACTTGTAGCGAACGGATTTCTATAATGGCCAGTAACCTATTCGGTCACGCCGCTCGTTCACTGCAACGCGTGCTCACCCGCACGACTGCGCGTCCCTCACCCCAGCCCTCTCCCGCGGTGGCTGTTGGTTCAATCTTGCGCACGCTCGGACCGATCGGCCAGTTGATCACCGCGATTGTCGCCGGCCCCGGACAGCAGCTGCGACGTGAATCCGAAGCCAAGGCCGCTCAACAGGTCCTCGAAGCCCTGAACCGGCAGCGATACGATCGCGAGGCCCGCGAGGCAGAGGCGCGGATTCGTCGCGCAGTCGAACCCGAAACGCGACCGGAGCCGCAACCGCAAACGCAGCCGAATCGAGTTCCTCCGCCCCCGGAACCGCCTGCGCCTCCGACCGCTCCCGCTGGCGGTGAATACGACGACATCCAGCTACTGGGTCGCGGTGCCTTCTATTACGAGCCCGACATCCGAGAGCTTGTCAGCCGCGAGCACCGCACGCCAGGAAGCTCCAACGTCTATTCCTATATGTGGGAGGCCGAGACTCCGCACGTCGGCATTCTCTATGTCACGTTCAAGCGATGGGTACCAGGTCAGCGCGGCAAGTCCGATTCGCCGGGTCCGACCTACGCCTATTACAACATCCCCACGCGGGTCTATCGGGACTTTCAGGCCACGGCCGCTGATTCCGCCGGCGGCGCCGTTTGGGATTACCTCCGCGTGCGTGACAGCGTCGATGGCCATCAATATCAATACCGCGTGGTTGCCGGAACGCTGATGCAGGACGGTGGTACCTACGTGCCGCGGAAGGCAACGCGCGCGGGATTCAAAAGCCGGGCGGTTACGCACGTTGGAGCCGGTCGACGTGGTTTTCACCGCAGCAGTTTGCCGGAGCAGAACTTTTTACCGAATCGAGGAGCGCCGAACCGAGGGGATAACGGTGCGCCGGATCGAGGGAGGGGATAAGCCATGGAACGCAACGCCAGTTGGTACTTTTGGAAGTTCGTGCACAACTTCCTGATTCATCCGCTGCTGGCTTTCCCGTGGGAATCGAAATGGGTTCAAGATGCTCACGATTGGACCGCAAAGCGATGCCAAGGAGGTGGTTAGTCCTATGGGATGCCAAGCGCCAGACCGTCCGCCACCGCGCAAGCCGGGCGAAGCGATTCCAATTCCGCCGCCACCTCCGCCGCGAAAACGATGAGTACAAGCTATTTGATCGAGACAGTTCACGTGCTCGCGCGTGCCGAGCGTAGGTATCAACAATGGGAAGAGGGCCAGAAAATGACAACCGTTCAACTACCTGACGAAGTTCAGTCCGCGCGAGAGATCACGATTGGCGAAGGCGATATTCTCGTCATCAAACACCAGTACGCGCTGCAAGGCGACGGCAGGCGACATCTGCACGACTGGGCACGCGAGCTAATCGACAAGATCGAAAAGAAAGTAAGCATCATTGTTTGCCCTGATTCAAACGACATTGCCGCCATGCCGCGCGACGACGTAAGGGCAATGCTGCAGGAGATGGCGTCGGCAATCGACTGCGACATCGTCGACCGTGCGGTTCCAAAACTCGACGGACGACTGCGAGATGCTGTCCTGAATGCTATCAGCTGCACAGACATTGATCCGAGTGAGTTCATGGAGATCATAGACGAAAACCTCGCCAAATCGCCCGAATGATCACCTACACCCCCGCCGATGCCGACGTCCTCGATCGAGTCGCCCGCCTGATGGCAGCGCATCACGGCATGCTCGTTGACTACAAGGTGCGCGTCGACTGCCTCTTCGCGCATCCCGACTTGGACGAGGATGGCGCACCGAAGGGCCCGCCGGTCACATTGAACGGTTATCCATGCGCAGCCCGGGTGAAGATCACCAACGCCAGGGACCGCGCGAAAGGTTGCGGCGACGCCGAAATTCTGATCGATCACGATCTCTATCAGGAACTGCCGGACGCCGAGCGCGACGCCCTGCTTGATCACGAGCTGCAGCACCTCGAATCGACCGGCGAATACGACGATATGGGGCGGCCGAAGCTAACCATGCGGCTACACGATCACAGTTTCGGCTGGTTTGATGTCATCGCGCAGCGTCACGGTCGGGCGAGTTTTGAGTTCCAGCAGTTCGAGCGGTTCCAACGGGGGACGTTTCAACCTTTCTGGGTTGGGTTCGCAGAGGCGGTTGATACAATCATGGCGGAGGAAACACTATGAACCGACGTGAAGCAATCGCGGCCCTGGCCGCTACATTTGCCGCCCCCACCGCACTGCTTGAAGGCAAGCCGAACTGTGCTGGTCCCTCATTCGCCTTAATCGGTCGAACTGGGCCAATTACCGTTAAGATGCCGATTGATCCAGTGGCAAGTGGATATTCGGTGCTTAGTGTGATACTTGCGCCTGGCGCAACGCTTATCCACGACGGCAAGACGCACTTCAATGACACGAGCAATCCGACGAGGATTGAATTATGGCGAAGGAGTGCCACATGATTCCGTGCTTTGAAAACGCCGAAGTGACGATCACGGTTCTGCCGGATTGCCCAGCGTGCGCGGAGTTGGTGACCGAACCGGCGAAACTAAAAATCGAGTACGGTCCGCCAGTGCTCGCAAACTGCCTCGAAACGCTCAGCTACCATCGGGCAATCACCGAGTACATCAAGGAGCGATACTTATGCTGACTGAAATCCTCGAAATACTCTCCCGGTCTGGCTGTGATCGTGTCTCGTTTACTCGCGACGAGAGCATTCGCGCCGTGACAATCTCGCTTCACCGAGACGCACCGCCATTGTCAGCAGACTATTGCGTGTCTCTGAAAGAACTGGAATTCGGTGTGGGTGCCGCCGGCTTAGAAGCTTTTGCAATCGACACACTGATCGCCAAGTTCCCATAAAAACAAACCGACAACTCATTTGCGGGCCAAGCCAATGAGTCGCCATGACAACCGATTCCCGCGGCATCCCCGCGTCATTCATCCAAGCGGAAGCTCGTGATCCGGCGGAAGCATGGCCCGGCGCTCCGCCAAACTTCGGCCAACCTCTTGTCCCGCACATCGCAACCGTCTCCGGCATGACCGGCGGTGCAGGCCGCGCCTACTCTTGGGCCGACGAAGCGCTGCGCGACAGCCGCGAAAATGCCGACAAGATGCTGACGGACTGCGGCATTACGGAATGCCTCGAAGCCCGCCTGCGATCGACCGCGCTTCTCAATTGGCACATCGCGCCGGAAAACGAAAACTCGTCCGACGAGAAGGCCCTCGCCGACGAGATGACGAAGATCATCACGTGCACGCCACACTTCGCGAAGTTCCGCTGGGCAATGGGGCTGGCGCGCTGGTACGGCCGCTACGCCGTTGTGCCGCAATATGGAATCGACTGGGTCAACGGAAAGCAGCGAACCGTTGTCACGCGCTGGGAGCCGCGCCACGGCGACAAGCTCGTCTTCCGTTACGACGACGGCAGCCACCGAACCCAAGCCGACCAGGTAGGCATTCGCATCGGCGGCGCTCATACGTGGATCGACACCGACAAAAAAGATTACCGCGGCAACGATCTGCGGCAAGTCGAAGCGACAAATCACGGCCTCGTTTACTGGCTGACCGATAAACAACGCCGGCTGATCGTCGTCAATAAGCACATCATCGAGGACGGGCCCTTCGAGGATCCATTGCGGGCCGGTGCCATTCACGGCATCGGGATCCGCGATCGCATCTATTGGACTTGGTACGGGATGATCGAATGTCTGGCCGACATCCTTTGCTACCTCGAACGATCCGCCTTCGGTATTGAGATCTGGAAGTACCCCGCCGGCAACAAGCAGGCCCAGACCCGCGCGGAAGAGGCCGCAAAGAAGATCACGAGCAACGGGCGAACTGTGCTGATCGTCCCCGTGTTTCAGGGAGAGAACAGCGAGCAATTCGGCGTCCAGCACATCGAGCCAGGCCTCGGCGGCGTCGAGCAAGCGATGACCATTGTAAGGGAATACTTTGGCCACAAAATCAAACGCTACATCCTGGGCCAAACCCTCACGAGCGAAGCCGATGCGACCGGCTTGGGTTCCGGTGTTGCCGATGCCCACCTCGCGACCTTCGCTGACATCATTCGCTGGGATGCGCTGAACGATCAGGAAACGCTGACCTCCGACAAACTGCGATGGATGCAGCTTTGGAACTTCCCAACGTCGCGCGGCATCAAGCTGCGGATGGTGATCGACACCGATTCGCCTGACGCCGAGAAGAAAATGAAGGGCTACGAATCGGCCTGGGGAATGGGCGCGCGGATCAAGGAAGAGGATGTTCTCAGCGTGATCGGGGCCTCAGTGCCAAAGAACACGGACAAGGTTTTGCTCAATCCCGCGGTCTCTGGTCAGCAGGGCGGCGGCTTCGGCAGTTTTGGCGGCGTGAACCTTGGTCAGGCTCAAGGCCAGCGGCCTCCGCTTCCCGATTCGCAGCAGGAGGCAATCAAGCGGCTGGCAGACGTCGAGAAGTTCATCAACGGCGTTTCGCTCGGAAAGATCATGGCGGATCGGCACACCTACACGCTAAGCCTCGATGAAGCCGCGAAACACACCGCGACGCCGAGCGAAGCGCAGGCCAAGGCCGGCAACTATCGCAAGGGCAAAACGAACCTGCACGGCCTCACGATCTCGATCGAGAACGCCAAGGGGACGCGGCGGAAGCCGGACTGGCCGGAACTGTCGGCGCATTATGGGTACCTGAATCGAACCGAAGGCGGGGACGGCGAGCATATCGATGTTTTCATTGGCCCGAACCCCGATAGTGAATTGGTGTTTGTCATCGATCAGGTGAAAGAGTCCGGCCGGTTTGACGAGCACAAAATCGTGATGGGCACTACCTCACGACAGGAAGCATTGGACCTGTATCTCGCCAACTACCCGGCTGGCTGGAAAGTTGGGCCAGTGACGGCGATGACGATTGACCAATTCAAGGCGTGGTTGGCCGAAGGGGACACCTCGAAGCCGCTGGCGCCGCAAGTGTCAAAGTATACGTTCAAGGAAAGCGAGCACCCGCGCGACGATGCCGGGAAGTTCACGGAGGGGCCAGCAGTAGCGAGCAAAGCCGACAGGGCATCATCGGAGCCATCGAGCAACAAGGCCCCGGCAAAGGCCACCGGTGAAGTTGCGGGCAGCTTTACCGAACTGAAGGAGCGGCACCCCGAGCTTGCGAAGTTTGCCGACAACCCAGAACCATTGCCGAAAGTTCGCGGCGGCAAGATTGCATATCTAACGGCGCATCAGCACGCGATTTATCTGGACTTGGCCAAGGCCCGCAGCGCGGGCAACGTGACACCGGAAGAATGGAACGCGGGGCTTGCGGCAATCCGCGCGATGGATGTTCCCAGCAATCAGGTTGCGCCACCGACGGTCAAGAGTCGGCTGTTTAGCGCTATCGGCCGGGCAAAAGGTAAACGCTGAGCGGCCGTCTCGCGAATATGTGCTCAACTTTGACAGGCTCGCTGGTGACGTTCGAGAACGTCTTACCATCAACCCAATATTCATCGCCGGGATAAATGATGGCAGTGAACTTCCGAGATATTTTGTTGTACTGGCACCGCGACACTCCATGAACGTGAATGGGCTGCGCTTCTGGTTGTGTCGCGCTCGCCAACAGCCGCCACGGTTTGAAGATCACCGCCGCGAGGGCGGAAAGAATTGCGGTTCGTCGGTTCATGCTGATTTCCTATAGCGCGGGTTCATCGTCCATGCCCAAAACGCAAAACTGATTTTCGCGAGTCCGTTTTCGTGCGATACCAACTTTGTGTGGATAAACAGCGCCTCGCAATCGGCAAGCGGCAGTGACGAGCCCACGGTGATGCGCAGTCGTTTTTTGGTATACCAAAAAGGCGTCATTGCTTCATTGGAATTTGTGCACTCCACTTCGCCGGTCCCCCTGAATTTCACCATAGACTCTTCGCGGTCGTAAACCATGACCGACGACGAATCATCAACGGCGTCCTTGTCAAAGACAATTGTGCCCTCGACATTCTTCAGGGTAACGCCGTTGTAATTGAGCGTGATCGGCAGTTCTTCGTTTTCGGTGGCCATCACTTCGCCTTTGCTAGTTGCGGCAGCTTGTCCAGCAGCTTTGCATAGTCCGCGCGCAGTCGCCGAATCTCAGCTTGCGAGGCTTTGTACTTCCGCTGCAGTTCTTCGTACTCGGCGATTGTCACACGATGCCGCTTCGGTCCTTTGTCGTCTTTTGAACCGCCCGACTTTCCGCGTTTCGCCGCGATTGCCTTGCAGGTTTCGTTGTATAGTCGTCGCAGATTGCCGTCTTTCCAGTCGGCCTCGTTCGGGAACTGCTCTAGCATCTGCAGCAGTTCGTTTAGATCGAAGTGAGTCGCTTCTATGAAACGAGACAGAATTCGGTCGGCTTCGTCTGGCCGTCCCTTGCATGCCTCGGCCAGGAACGTTTTGTCGTTCCACAACGATCTTAGCTCGACCGCGATTTCGTATGATCGATTTGCCGAACCCTTCAAGAGAGATTCCAACTTTGCGAGCCGCGACTTCCAAGAGGTATTCACGAAAAGACTCCTGTTCAAAAAGTGGTAAATGTAGATACGATCTTCCGCCGCAAATTCGCTGTGCGGTTTGCACTGGAACGCCCATCGCCGCCGCGGCGCATGTTGGCGTGGCACCGAATTCGGCTGCAAGCCGAATGGAGACCGCCACATCGTCGCTTATGGTTCGTCGCTTACGACAGCGAACAGACATTAGTCGCGATTGAACTAAGCCAGCGCAACGGAGATCGCAGCAGGACAGGTGCTTCAAGGTGGAAGGGACTCTAACAAGCGGCCTTCCACAAGCTGCGCAAGCACGAATGTGAGACCGCCTCACCTGCAGGTTTGATAAACGAAAGTCGTTCCTATCTCCATTGACGTGAACTACATGCTGCCCTCTTGCAATCTCCACGCCGGCCGCCTGCAGCACTAGAACCTTTTTCTTCACAAAGAAGAATCCATGACTGCCGACGAATCTCATTGGATTTGAAGAGTCAGCAGCAACCCTAACTATGACTTCGCCGCCAACAACGAACTCCCGCCCAATTGATTTGCCCCTAACGTCGTGATAGGGATCGCCGTGAACTCGTACGCGTCGCCAGTGCATTGCACAGTAGCCGTGCGAGCAGTATCGCTTTCCGCATCCAGGAATCTTGCAAATGCGTGGCATCGCCTACCCCAGCAATCTTTTTCGCAACAGTTCGCTGAACTTGTAGCCATACTTCTTGGCCTCGGCGAGCAACCACTTGCGCTCCGCCTTCGTCACGCGAACAACAATCAACACGGAGCGCCGTTCTGCGGCTTTTTTCTTGTTCATTCGTGAAATGTATAACGTTTCGAAAGTCTGTCAATCGTTCGATTAGGGTTCTTCTAGGGTGCGATCTGGTGCGTTCTTAACGTGCGATTCGGCGGTAGTGCTTTTCTGAAAAGCACTTACGAACTCGGCTGGAGCGCAATCCCTGGCGGCAAATTTTTCTAAAAAAGCCGCTTACCTTTTCGGGGGGCAATAGCCGGAATCTTTTCCCGCCGCGTTTGACAGGTGTCCCCGCGTTCGCAAAATGACCTGAGTCATCGGCATTGCGGGCCAAGCAACTGCCAACCTTGGACGCATCTACTAACAACCCGACCGCTCAAGTCCCGGCCCCAACGCCGGACGAAAGCTATGAGCGATACACCATCCGCGCCCACAAAGCGCTGATGTCGTCGGTGCCGGATCCGGACGAACGCAATGCTTTGGTCTGGGGCACCTGGGATAAAGTTCGCGGCCAACGGCCCGAAGAAGCTGTCGCACTGAGCAAGTTTTCCGCTGATCGTTTCGAGCGGTCGGCTGGCCACTGCAATTTCACCGAACACGAAACCGTCGACCGTGACGGCAACCCGCGCAAGTACGGTCTTCGCGAATTGGCGACGATCGTGCGCGAGCATTCGAAACACGAGCGCAACGGTTACTTTCCCGCGGTCACCGCGCATCACACGCCGGATGATCCAGGTGGCAAGCAGCCCGACGTTCTCGGTTACAGCGGTTTGCAGCGGCTCGGCATGTTCGATCGAGACAATCCGAAGTGGGCGATTTTCTCGGACGAGTTTCATATTCCGGACGCCAAGGCGGAGCTTGCCCGAAAGCCGTACCGCTCTGTCGAGCTGCTCCGCTTTCGCGATGGCCGGATGAGATTTCATCCCGTTGCCGCAGTTGGCGCTGAGTCGCCGCGACTGCTGATGCCCACCAAATACACGCAAGGCAAATTCGACGAACTGAACGTCGAAGGGGCCGTGATTGAACGATACACCGTCGCCGCGGCCTTCCCCGGTGGCAGCAACACTTTTGTCAAAAAGCCGGTCAAGTATTCGACCGAAGGAGATTCGCAGATGCCCGAAGTCACCGAAATCATGGCAGCCCTGCAGGAAACTCCCCAATTCAAGTTTTTGACTCGGCTGATGGAAGAGTTCGAAGCCGAACAGGCCGCAGCTGCGAATGGTGGCATGCCCGCCGCTGATCCGAACGCACCGCCCGCCGCGCCCGCGCCTGCACCTGGTGCACCGCCGCCGGCCGCGCCCGCTGCTCCCGCAGCACCTGGCGATGATCTCGCCGATCTTCAAGATTTGCTGGGCCCTGAAGAACCTTCAAACCCCACTGCTCCGCCGCCCGCGGACAAGCCGCCGGAGAAAAATACCGTGGCTCACAATCCCAACGTCGTTTCGCTCCAGAAGTACAACGCCCTGCACGAATCGCATCAAAAGCTGATCGCGCAGACCGCCAAGCAGCACGGCCGCCTCGAAGCGCTGGAACGATCGGCAACCGATGCGAACCGCCGATCGAAGCTGACCGAACTCGCCGGCAAGTTCCCGGGCATCGTCGACGTCGACGAAGAGGCGAAGCTCTGCCTCTACTCGCTCGGCGCCCAGATGAGCGACGAACAATTCAATGCCCACGTCGGCACGGTCGAGAAGTACGCCCAGCGGTTCGCCGATTCGCCGATGATCCCGCGCGGCGAGATGCCGGAACGCTACATCGCTCAAACCGACGCCGAGAAGTACGAAGAGCGATTGAGTCGCGAATCGATCAAGATTCACGGCGAAATCGTTCGCAAGGAAAATCGCCAACCGTCTTACGACGAATGCGAATCCGAAGCGAAGAAGCGGCTCGGGGCCAAGTAAACCGAACACTGCCGGTTGTGGTGTGTAGCCCCAACTAGCGGAACCATCACCGCCCGTCGACTTTGGCCCGCCGGCGGCGGTGATTTTACAAATCATCAACGTTCCTTCACAGGATTTCAATCATGCCCACCGAAAGCCCGTCGTTCGTCTACGGTGAAGACATCGCCCCCAGCTTGATCGTGAAGCGCAGCACGGCTGCGGATCACACCGTTCTCAAGTGCGGGTTCGGTGAACTGCCTTGCGGTGTCTCGCATGAAGGCAGCCGAGAGGCCCCGATTCCTGGCATCACGCCTTACGCCGCGCTTAGCGGTGAATCGGCTCGCGTTTACGGGCCTGGAGAAACTTGCGAAGTCGACGTCGGCACCGGTGTCGTTGTCACCGCTGGTTATCCGGTCATGGCCGATGCGAACAGCAAGGCCCGCCGCGGCATTCACGGCATGGGCTGCCTCGGCACCGCTGAAAAGACGGTCACGGGCCCCGCTCGTTGCCGCGTGCAGGTCCGCCCGCATGTGCACGACAACGGCGATCAATTCATTTCGGTTGCCAATGCAGATGGGCCGCGGACGGTCGTTGATTACGAATCCGGTGCGTGCTTCGAAAACGCCGACGGTGCAGTTGAATTAGACTTGCCAGCCGCGGTGGTTGGCCTCGAATACCGCTTTCGCGTTGGCCATGCGTCGAACCTGACCGTTGACCCCAACGGCACGGAAACGATCACCGGCACCGATGGCGTGCCGTTGGCTGGTGGCACTGCCCTGGCCGCCAATGCCGTCAACGAAACGCTGCACATCAAGTGCTTCGAAACTGGCGCTTGGACCGTGGTTGCATTCACTGGCACCTGGGCGTAATCCGCAAACCTTTACCCTTCACCAAACCGCGTCAATTTTCAATTCGAACGCTTCTCGGCAGCGGGCCGCTGAGACGAGGAGCAAATCATGGCTGCAGGAACCGCTGTCCTTCCCGGTGGATCAAACACCTACGTCCGAAACCACAAGGCCACCGGGAACCTTGTGATCGCGTTCTCGCGAAATCCGAATGACTTCGCGTTCAACCGGTACGCTCAGTACAAAACGGTGACCGAGGATTCCGGCTTCTATCTGCGGATCACGGCTGAAAACGCCGCGCGGGTGGTTGGCGGGAACCTGAACGAATTCGTTTGGCCCGACGGCGCCGATGCCCCGCGCCGCAACAGCGGAACGGAATCGTTCAAGTTCGTCGACTACCGCACTCAGCGATACGCCCCGGACTTCACGCTTGGCTACAAGTCGGTGAAGCAAGCTGGCTGGGACATCCTCGGTGTCGAGCAGGCCTTCCACATCCAGCAGGCCATGACGATTCGCGGTGTCAAGATCGCGAACGCGATGCAAACCACGGGCAACTGGGATGCGTCCCACAAGATCGATGCCACCACGATCACCGGTGTTACCGATTCGTGGGAATTGTCGACGACACAGCGAGCGGACATCAAGAAGTCGCTGAACTATGCCCGCAAGATCATTCACCAGGACACGCTGGGTGTGGTCAAGCGGAAAGATGCAAAGTTGGTGATGAACCCGAATACCGCGATGCGGATCGGTGAATCGCAAGAAATCATCGACTACATCAAGCGGACCCCGGACGCCTTCAAGGCAGTCCAAGGCCAACTCGACGGGATGAACGAAGAGTGGGGCATGCCCAACACGCTCTACGGAATGCCGGTCGAAGTCGATGATACCGTCGTGGTTACGACCGCTCGCGGTGCCACGACAGCCACGAAGTCCTACACGTTCGCCGATGGCAATGTGTTCATCACATCGCAGCCTGGCGGTCTCGACGCCAATGCGGTCAAGGGACCGAGTTTCTCGACGATCACGGTCTTCTTCTACGAAGAATTGACCGTCGAAACGAAGGACGATCCCGATAACCGCCGCCACAACGGCCGAGTTGTCGACGATCTCGACGTCGCGGTGACCGCTCCGGCCTCCGGCTTCTGGTTCACGAACACGATCGAATAATCGCGAGGGACCAATGGCCCTTGCGACGGCTACCGATCTCATCACCCGGTGTGATACCCAACTCGTCGGCGACTTGATCACCGACGACGATCCGGACACCGGGCGACGTAAACAACCGACGCGAGACGAGATTCTCGCGGATTCGGTTGTGAGCACGCACCTCGACGACGCGCATGCGTTGTTCCTGGCCGCGGTGAGAGTCGGCAACCGTTACACGACAGCGCAAATCGAAAGTGCGACCGGCGCTGCAGCCAACTACATCAAGCGAATTGAGTGCGACCTCTGCGTGCAACTGCTGTTTCAGCGGCGGCCGGACAAGGCGAACTCGGAGATCGCAAAGCAGTACGAAGACAGGGTCGACAAGCATTTGAAGGCCCTGCGAGCCGGCGAAGAGATCATCGGGTTGGCAGACAACACCGATGCCGATGCCGGCCTGATGGATACCGATGGCCCAACGGCCCTTGATTTACAAGACCGAAACCTGATCGATGAACGCATGCACCGCTATTTTCCAAGCGGGTCGCAGCGTTTGCCGCTCAGCCGAAGATAAACGAGGTGACCGATGCCATTCGCTCCCGTCCATTTCAAATCCGGTCCCTGCGTCGCCAACTTTGGTGCGGACGTCAACACCCTGGTTCAACTCGGTTTCTCCGAAAACGGGTTCAACGGCATCATTCAGCCGTTCTTTGACGAAGTGAAGTCCGACGATAACGGCGGTCTCCGCGGTCCGCCTTCGGATGCCCAATTGCTCGGAGCGATCGGGATCATCGACGGCGACTTCACGAAATACGTCAAGGCGGAGCTCGACAAGCTGAGTTCGTTCAAGCGCGGCGGTACCGCTGGCGTCTTGCCGCCCGTTGGCAGTTTCGTGCGCCAAGACGGGCTCGGTGGCGTGCTGCGACTCACCGGCATCCACGAAACGATCACGTTCGGCTTCGCGTTCGTTCGCCGCAACTTCGAATTCAACTCTGGCACTCCGTACCGCAAATACAAAGTTGGTTGGGAATGCTGGATGAGCCAGGCCGATTACAGCCTGATCTCGCAGGCTCAAAACCGCACACTCTTCACGCTCACAACGCCGTCATAACGCGAGGCTCGCGATGTCGTATTCACACGTTTTTGACTTTTCGGTGCAGACGCCGTCGGGCCAGATCACGACGCAGCGGACCTATACCGGAACGGGCCATGCCGCGATTGCCGAGGCGATCGCGGACGGCCAGACCGCGAAGCAGATCAACATCGCAATTGATGTCAGCGCGCTGAAATCGATCGTCATCAAGAGCGATCAGAACATCACGATCAAAACCAACAGCAGCGGCAGCCCTGATGACACGCTCACGATCGAGGCGAACAAGGAATACTCGTGGAATGAGGATTCTCTCGATACCTGCCAGCTTGGCACCGATGTAACCACGATCTTCATCGCCAACGCCAGCGGCTCCGAAGCCACCCTCACGATCGACGCTATTCAAGACGCCACCCCGTAATGCTCAAATTCTTCGCCTGGCTCCGCTCCCTGTTCATCGTCCGCAAAGCGGAGCGGGATTTGTTCGCCTATTTCGATGGCGAGAAGACGCGGAACATCGATCCGCTGGTTGCCTGGCGCGGGATCTGGGGGCACCGGGAAATCGATCTCAGCAGTGAGGTCAAGATCTCGGCGAACCTCACTCTGGCCGATGGAAAAACGGCCTACACGCCCGAAGAGGTCTATGCCGCCGAAGATCGAATTCGGCAACTGACCCGCGAAGTATTCGACTTGAAGGCGTGGAGCGAAACCGCCCCCGGGCTGACTGTCGCGGAGACCGACGAGGTGCTCGCCAACTTCCTCGACTACATGGAAGGTCTCAAAAAAAAACGCAAGACCTTGCCGATGACGTCGCGACCTTCGGATTCGAGGCCGCAGCTCGACTCCATGGCTTCAGCAGCCGCTGCCCCTATCACATCGCCATCGGGCTCTGGCTCCACCGAGAACGAATCGAGCGCAGACGCGCTTTCTGGCTCGTAGCAGCAATCAAGGGAGCGCTCAGCCCCACACTGTCGCTGGAGTGGTATCAGGCCCTCGCAAGCTATCCGGAGGAAGCGCTCGCAAATTACAACGCTGCCGTCGCTGAACAACAGGACGCAGCTCATCCGCTGAGGTAATCCGATGCTCCAAGCACTTGCCGCACTTCTGCCGTTGGTTGAATCGCTCGGTGCCTCTGGCGTCGCCGCTGGTTCAACGGCCGCAGCAACCGGATCCGCAGCAGGCACGGCGGCAGCAGGCACAGCCGGAGGTCTCGGCGCCAACTTCACCAGCATCGTCAATAAGGTGATGGGGACCGTTGAAGGCTTTAAGTCGCCGCAGCAGCTCGGCGAAGGGATTCAGCAAGCGCAGCAGCTAGCCGATGTGATCGCTGGCCTGAAGCAATCGATTGGCAAGACCGACGACAAGCAGGCCGAGATGATCTCCTCGGCGAAGGGGCGGCCTGGCGAAGTCGACCCATATACCGGCGCCCGAGGCGCAGCCACGCCGGACCGGTCGCAGGATCCTGCACACCTGCAGGCATTGGCCGAGATTCAGCAGCAACGCGCAGCCTTCGAAAAAGAAGCGAAGGCCAAAAACGCCCAACTCGTCGACCTGCATGCCCGCATCAGCCAAACGACAAACCCGCGCAGCCCGATTCAAACGCTCGGCAATCTCGGCGGCATCGCAGCCGGCGGCGGCATGCTCGGTCAAATGATGGGTCTCTTCGGTGGCGGCAAGGGTGGCGACAGCGGAACGCAGGGCGGGAGCCAACTCGCGCATCAACTCGCGAACGCGCCTCGCAATTCCCTCCCCGGCCCGTTGGCTGGTCTTGCGAACTGGATCCCCGGCATGAAGCTGGGGCAGAACACCGCGCAAACCTTCCTGCAGCCGGCTACTGACCTCGGCATGAACTCGGCCGAACGCAATGTTGCCGGTGGCGCCACGCAGTTCGGAACCGATCTGGCCAGCAAAACGCTGAACCCGTTCGCGATGATGCGCGGCGAAACGATGACTCATCTCGCGAAACTGCCGGGCCTGCTTGCGGAATGGGGAGAGGGGCTGGTCGAGAGCAAAAAGCACCTGATGCAGTTCAACGGCACGCTGGCGGCCGCTTTCCTCGAGGCGGAACGCCGCGGGCTGATCAGAAACATTCAAAGCGGAGAGCGGACCAGCGGGGCAACCGCAGGGCTGAGCGATGCGCTGCAGGACCTGCAGGATACCGTTCAGCCGATTAAGGATACGGTTACGATCGTGATGGCGCGGGGAGTGGAGTCGCTTGTGCGCGGAGTTGACGAAGCAGTCAAAGTGCTAAAGCAAGGGTTTGATTTGTGGAAGAAACTAGACTGGCGAATTGAATTCCTGCAGAGATTTGTTGACCGGATGGGACAGGGACAACAGAACGACACCGGCCTGATGAATTTTCTTAAAGACATCAACGAGCGAGACATCACGCAGCCGCGCCGGATTCCGCGCCGATAGCTCCCAACCATCGGGGGGCAATGGCCGTTTTCTTTCCAGGCCGGTTTTGACGCCTGCCCACTCTCCCGGACAATGCCCAATGCACCCGCGGGCCAGCGGTCATCGTCTGTGCAGACAAGGATTTCCTACAACTCGGTCACAATTCTCGATGTCCTGACGGACGGGATTTCGCACGTACCGGAATATGAATCCGGCGTTCATCAAGTCGGCGTGCGCGTGCGGGCCAGTTTCACCGGCAATGTTCACACCAGCAACCAAGACTTGCACGGGAAGCGCTCGCCGCGGGCCGCGCTTGGCGATGGTCTCAATGTGCTGCTGAAGGACCTGACAATCGGGCGACGGCCGTTCCTGTTGACGATCGGAACATCGGTGGTTTACGACGTGCGACCCGGGGCGGTGGCACCTAACGCACCGAGAGGCGCGGTAACGGCCGACTTGGAGAAGATGGACATCGACAACGGGCCAAAGCCTCAAGTCGAAATTCTCAAGATCACATCGGGAACGTCGGCCACAATCCGGTTCACGATCGAATTCGTCGTTCCGAATTGCGGCGGCGGGTATGCAAAGAACACCACGGGCCTGGTCAATTTCCATTTCTGGATCGCGGAAGACATCGACTGCAGGACCTGGCTGACAACGCGAACCTATACCGGCCGCCTGCGCGTGGCTCACAAGGGCATTTCGGCCCAATCTCTGGCGCGACAAATCGCGATCCCACCGCAGCAGCGAGGGGTCAAGAGAAGCGTTGCGCAACTTGCCGAATCGGAAGATGGCCTGCATCTCGATTTCACGGTTGTCGACCAAGAGATCATTGCCGCTCCGCCCTGGAGCCCGAATGGAAAATACGGTGCTGTTGAATGGGATGGTATCCATCAGATGTCCACGCAAGCCGGTGGAGCGGTCACGGTTTCTGATATCACCCTTCGGCTGGTAGGCCCTAAGGGCACTTCTAAGGAAGACTTATTTACGCTCGCCCTGCGTGTCGTGGAGGCGAAAACACACTTCTTTGCATTGCTCAAAAACAACAACAGCGTCTACCTTGAACACTTCGGCATGAAGGATGTCCTCAAAGACAACGACATTGAAGTCGGTCTGCGAATGAGGTACACGGGCAGCGAATCGTATGCCCTTGCCATCTGGGGCCTCGGCGGCCGTTTCGATATGGGGAAGCCAATCGGTGATCTTGGTATTGGCTTCGACGATCAAGTCGCTTTCCAGCCCGGTCAATCGGCAACGCTCACCGGTCTGTTTCTTTCCGTGCTGCAGACGCCATGCGCGCCGGCAACCATGCCTCAGATTAGAGACACACCAGTCAAGGAATACGAGCCGAAGTACAAGCCAGGCGCAAAGAAAATTGAGCCAGAAGGGGCAGTTGAAAAGTATCCCGCGGAGCAACCATCCCCCGGCCATCTTTCAGCAATGTATCTCGATTATGCGATCGAGTCCGATCTTATCGTGAATAGCGGCAAACTCGCACTGCCGACCGGTGCCGCCAGTAATAGCAACTCTCCGTCCCTCGCCGTGATTCAACTCTACCGCCCGACCGCGATGCGAGAGATCCGCCTTGAAGCAACTCGCGTTGGGAAGCCGCCGGAACTGCCGGCCCCAAACACAAACTTCACTGACAGCAATGGCATCGTTCACACGCAGATCGGTGACGCCAACATCGTTCCGACGGTTCCGCAGCTTTCCGCCGATGCTCGCCGGCTGCTTTACGGCGCCAGCATGCAGATCCGCTACGCGATGTCACGGCCACCGCGGATTGGTGAGTCCGTTTCGATCGGCTGCCTGCCCTATCGAACATCGTCGCCAGGCGATTCATCGCGGCGCCTTCCCGCAGACATCTTCGTGAACCCAGCCAAACTTTTGACATGATCGACTTCGAAACCCTATTTCGACGCATCGGCAATTTCCTGCAAACAGGAGATAGCATCGGTGCTGCGCTGGGAACGGTGACACCGACCGACGTCGACGGCTCACTGCAAGGTCTCGGCGACGAACTGCCGGCCAGTTACGAAGCTGTGCGCGAAACACTTCTGCAGGCACTGGGGAGTTTGCAATCCGCCGGCGGTACCGCGGTGGCATCGCTGGTCGATGCGCCGGTGCTGCAGCTTGTTTTGCTGACGGTTTCCGATGACAACCCGATTGCATCGACGCAGGATCTGGCCATCCGCGAACTGATCCGGCAAATGGAAATCGCCGGCGAAACACTCGCGGCAAATACCGTGACCGCATCGCTGTCCTACGGCTCCTCGAACATCGGCACCGGCAAAGCAGTCGCGAGCGTCAAGCGGGCCGATGGCAAGGCCGCCCAATTCATCATTGCTGAAGACATTCTCGCGCAGGTGACTTCGCTCAACACCGACGGCACTGCGCAGTTTGATTTGCTCGCGGAACCGTCGGTTGCTCCGCAAATGCCGACCTGGCCGCAAGGATCCGGAACCGATGGATCGATCACGAGTAAACGGGCGGCTTCCGCGGACAATCTCCTCGCGAACGGTGACTTCGAAACCGAGGACGATAACGAGGATGATCTTCCGGCGGGTTGGCTGGCTCCGGTCGCGACCCTGGGAACGACGCTGAAGCTATCGGCGATCGAAGAGCAGACCGTTGCAATCTCCGGCACGCCGACGGGTGGTTATTACACGCTGAGTTGGACGAACGCCGCTGGGGAATCGCAGACAACGGCGACGCTCGCTTTCGATGCTTCGGCTTCCGATGTCCAAACCGCGCTGCAGGCCTTGGCAGGCCTTGAGGGAGTGACCGTCGAAGCAACGGGCACATCTCCGGACCTCACACACACGATCACTTTCACGGGCGTGACGAATCCGGCTCAACTCACGAGCACGAGCGCCCTGACCGGCGGTACCCCCGCGATCAACCATGCCACGACGGTCGCCGGATCGGCCAACGTGCTGCGCGGGGCCCGCTCTGTTGAGTTTGATAGCGATGGGGCGGAACTGACCACACTAATGTTTCCGGTGGCCGTGGACCCGTCGACGAGTTACGCGGTGAACGTGTTCCTGAAGGCCGATGTCGTGCCGGCCGCAGGAATCTTGTCGGTCGACCTGGTCAATGGCGTTGGCGGGTCGATCATCACCGACGATGAATCAACGGCGAACGCTTACGACGTGAATGCCGCTTCGGCGATCACGACTGCCTGGCAGGGGTTTCCGGGTGTGTTCCGCACTCCGGCCGTGTTGCCCAGCCAGGTCTATTTCCGGATCCGCATTTCGACTGCGGTTACCGTCGGCTCGAGCATCTTCCTCGACGAAGCGTATTTCGGTCCGATCGACGAACTCTACACCGATGGGGCACTGCTCGCGATGTTCGATGGTGAAACGGAATTCGAGATCGGCGATCGAGTCATTTTGACCCTCGAAAACAATCGGGCCGGCGACATTCACGAGTGGATGGATCGCATCTTCGCGTTGCGCGAGAACCGGTTGATCTTCCCAACGGCAGCTCCCGGCACGGAAACGATCAACGATGACTGGGCGGCCGGCGCCCTGTTGCTCGAAGACGGCGCAACGCTGCTGACGGAAGACAGTACACCAATTTTGCTCGGTTGAGCGAGGAGTTTTTAGCAATGGCACTCACGTTTTCGCAGGAAATGGACAAGGCCCTGAACGGCATGGACACCGACGTAAAGGTGGCGGTGAAGACGGCCTTCACGGACTTCAATACCGCGATGGCGACGGAGCACACGACGTACGGTACGCCACCTTCGGAACTCGCTGCGTTCAAGGATGAACTGATCGAGCTCGCGAAAAACCAAACTGCCCGCATGCGGCCGAAGCCCTAACGGAGGTTCCCTTGTCGTTTAGCACATTGATCAACAACGCGATTCTGCCGATGGCAGATAGCTTGCGGCCGGCCGTCGCCGACGCATTTAGCGACTTCCAGGCGGCGATCGACCTGGAAATGGTCGCGTGCGGACTGGGCGCGCCGGAGCGGTCTCGCTTCCAGGATCAACTAGCGGCCTTGGGCCGCGAACTGGCCGTCAGCATGCGGCCGGGAACCAATTCAATCGGCAGCGCGTTGCTGACCGAATCCCAGCTCGTCCTCTGCACTGAGGGCGGCGAAGCCATTGTCACAGAGAGCTAACAGACCATGTCGAGCAAAATTACCGATCTCACCGCCAATACTTCCTTAGCGGGTGGCGACCTGATTCCCGTCGTGGACGATCCGGGCGGCACGCCGCTGACCCAGAAAATCACGTTCACCAATTTCATCGCGTCGATCGTAGCGTTGCTATCGGCTGCGCTGACCGCTGCCCATGCAGCCGTTGTTGCCAACGTCAACACGTCTGGCGGGCTCCCGGTCTTATTCCGCATCACCGCGTCGGCGCTCACCGGCGACGTCGATGTGACCATGACGCACAAGGTCCGTGTGCTGGATGTGTGGTGCGTTCAAACCGCCGCTGGCGGCGCCGGTGACACGATTACCGTGAAGAACGGCGCAACTGCAATCACGGATGCGATCGACTGCAACAAATCGGACAACGTGATCAGCCGCGCCGGCACGATCGATGACGCCCAGCATGAAATCGCTGCCGCCGGCACACTGCGGGTCTCTGGGGCCTCGGCCGTTACCTGCCAGGTCTACGTTCTCGCTATCCGGGTGGCCTAATGTCTGCTGGCGAGACCATCGACGCAACCGATAACGATCTGCTTCTGCGGGTCAAAGATCGGCTGCGCGAGAAGATAACGAAGCTGGAACCAGACGGGCTCGTCATGATCTGCGACGAGCCGATCCCGCCGGATTCGTATTTTCCTCGAGGGGAACTCTGCGCGTCGCTTGCGGTTAGCGATGGAACCTTTGACAAGGCCAATTATGCCGGCGGCGGCGCGAACGTGCTGACCGAGAAAAAGCAGCTGATCGTGACCGTGTTTTCTCGCGTGAAGATCGATCAGCCCCCGCGGGCCGAGAACGCGTTATTGGATACTCAGCGCGGCATGCTGGCTGCTTACAAGCCGCAAGTTCTCTCGGCAATGCTGGTCGATGATCCCGCGGCGGAGATTGTCGAGCCGTGGGAGCCACTGAAGGACGGCAAGTCAATCCTGCGACAGTCACTTTGCCCCGATCGCTGCCGCGGCCCGATTCAGGTGGCAGGCAATCCGGACTGGCTCGGCATGTCGCTCTACTTCGACGTCGAATTCGACTGGAACCTTCGCACGCCGATCACGGAGTAACGCATGCTCCTTTACGGCGGCGTCGAATTGTTGTTTCCCGATCAGGATGGTGAGCTCGCGAAATGGCTGCGCGAGCACCAGAACCTTGAAGACATGGTCGACTTCGGCGAACCGCGGCTTGCGGAGATCTCACCACGTCGCGGCCTGCAGTCGTGGTACGGCGTCCGCAAAGGTATCGGGCAAACCGTCGCGAACTATCCAAAGGCGCCGAAGCCGCGGCTGAACACGCTGTACTGGCCAACGGGGGCGACGCGCTGGGCCCGCGGCTTCTTTCTGGCGACGGGTGCTTCTAAAGAGAAGATCGTCGCGCAGGCCCACGCCGCCGGAAACGTCCCGCTCAAGTTGACGATGGGCGAGGATGGCATGTATGTGCAGACCAATATGTACCTGCTCCCGCCGCGGGTGGTCGCGCGACAAGCAAACGCGGCCGAGGCTCTTTGGATCCTGCCGTTGGTCGACGTCCGCTATTGGTGGCAGAACCGATCGACGGATGACCTCGAAGTAACCACGTCGACGACTTGGGCAAGTCTCTTCAGCACACTGGCGACGAAGCTGGGGACGAGCGTTTCGATGACGGCTCCCATTGCGGCTTACCTGCAGCCGGATCCGATCGAGTTCACGCGTCGATATGAAAACGCGGCCGCAATGCTCGATGCCGCGGCCCTGTCCGTTGGGAAGCGGATCGTGCGCCACCTGGACGGGACCGTGCGGGCGCTGTCCGCGGAAGAGTCAGCGATCATTCACGATCGGACCAACTTCCGCGGGACCTGGCAGCAGATCTGCGGCGGCGGTGATTCACTGCCAAAAGGTTCATTGCCAGCAACGGTGGTCACCAGCTTCCGGAAGTGGCGGGACTATGCGTTGCTGGCTCGCGGCCGAGTTTACACCGAGAGTCAAAATGCTCCTGTAGGTACTATCGTCGCGGCCGGCACGAAGCGGACGATTCACTCGACTGCTTTCGCGAATTGCACCGACAGCGACAGTTCGCCTTCGAATACGTCGGAGCTAAACGCGCTGGCCGTTGTGATCGGCAACGATGCCTTCGCCTGGATGAGCAGGACGCACGATTACACCTTCGCCGGCGTGAAGCCGTGGTATCCGTCTGGTTTTGACGATGCCGTTGAATTTGCTTTCGGCTATCAGGGGCCCAGCGGCAAATGTCAGGCGCAGACACGCGTTCAGTCGCTGCCCCATGACTTCGGTTTCGACCTGCAGCTGTCGCAGTTTGCCGACATGGGGGCCCCGCTCTCCGAAGATGAGGAAACCGATCGTCCCGCTGGCCTGTTCGAACCGGTGATGCGCGGAAAGCCAGTAGAGGCCATCGCCGCCGGCGAGCGGGGCATCGTCAAGATTTGGACCGGGCGAGCAGACAGCAAGACAGAGTCTGATTTCGAGGTCTACGCTTATTCGGAAAATGGTGCGGAACAGGACAAGTTCTATACGGTTCGCTGGATTGAGGATGACTGGGAAATTGATGAAGTCGGCAGCACCGGAATCGTTCAATTCACCACCACGGAGTACATGGCGGAAAGTATTCCAGGCGCTGCAGAAGGAACACTGAGTTGGGAGCACGGCGTAGGCGTGCCAAGCGGCGACACTGTTCTGCTCTATCACGTCAACAGCCAATTCCCTGACGTGCATTCCGGCGCGAAGGGAACGGCGATTTACGACGTTGATCTGAGCTCCGAAGAGCAAAGGGCATTTCGCATCATCAGCAGTCAGCGGGTCGCGAAGTTCGCCGAGGCAACGATCTCTGAGAGCCTTTGCCCTGACGCCGATCCGGCGCCGACGACGGTCGCAATCAGCGGATTCGCTGTGCTGCCATGCGGAGACGAAGTTGGCGCGCCGCCGACAACTCCGACCGTCGCCAACATTGGCACGATCCACGCGGGAACGAACGGCGACAAGGTCAAGCTGCGGCGCGTCAACAACACAATGCCGAATCCGACTTGGGAAATCATCGCGATCGACAAGCACCTAGTTGAAAACGTCGTCGATGTTACATGGGACGGCACTAGCAAAATCCGGCAAGGCAAGGTTAAGCAGTACGTGGAATTGTGCGACCCGACCGAGACGACGACCGACGTCGTGGAATTTGAGGAGTGCTGATGGCCAACCCGAAAATGCTGGCCGGAGTTCCGTTGATGTGCGGCGGCGTACCTGCGCTTAGTTGCTGCCATTGCTGCTCAGGCTACCTCGAAAAAACGCTGTATCTGACGATCACAGATTTGATAATGGACCCCGGCAGTACATGTTTCGACGCGCTCTGCGATGCGCCTCTGGAACTGTCGGCATTCCCCAGCGACAACAGCAGTGGCACCGCGATCTGGAACGTGACTTCCGGCGCAAGCAGGTTCCGCGGGGCGCTCGGCCTAGCATGTTCAGAATCACCAGGACCGGGGCTGCCATCAAATGTGTTCTACCTGACACAGACGATTCTCGGCGTCCCGCAGATCAAAGATGGCGTAACCACACGCTGCACGTTCAGCGTTGACTCAACACCTAACTTTGGGGCCGGTGTTTGCGACCCGTTTTACCTCGACGCCCGGTTAAACCTGCAGTTCGCGAACTCATTGATTGACCCGGTTTGCGCCACTGGCTCAGCTCGATTCATCATCACGGAGTAGCCATGAATCGCCCTTGTGGTTGCGATAGTTGCGTGATTGGCGAGCCGCTGCATCCGCAGAGGGATTGCCGGCTGTGCTGGCTCTATCACAACCACCCGGGCTATCGGCGACTATGGACGCAGGCGCGTGGCACAATGCGAGAGGCGGAGCGCGGACCTGGCACTCAACTGAAACTGCTGCTGCAGGAATTGGGTGTCACGAGTTTCGCTGGCTGTGGCTGCGACGACAAGGTTTCGCAGATGAACCGCTGGGGTGTCGAGGGTTGCCGCGAAAACTTCGACACGATCCGCGGTTGGATTGCCGACGCCCAGGCCAAGGCCAGTTGGTCAACGAAGATCGCCGCGACAATTGCCGCGGCATCGACCGGCATCGCTCGCGAGATCAACCCGGTCGACATCGCAGGGAGTTTGGTTCGCATTGCGATCGAGCGCACTGAGTTGCTTCTCGTCACGGTCGGCGCGCGATAGAGTCGAGGGATTACCATCGCCAAGGCAAAGCCCAGAGTTAGCAGCTCTGGGTTTTTGCATTATATAGCCTTTTCGGGTGGCGTCCAATCTGCCCAATCTTCTCGAAGTGCTGCAGCATTTCACCCTTTCACTCAGGCGGTGAATCGGTCGCCCTCTTGGTTCACTCCTCGAAGTCTTTCCGCCGAAGAGTGGCCTTTTTGCGACTACTGACCGTGGGATTACCTTCCAGGTGGTGATTCAACGGTCCGTAGTTAAAAAAAAAGACTGTGCCCCCGACCGGGAACCATTTCCGCCGGTCGACCTTGCTCTGCTCAAACGCGAGCTCGACACGGTCGATGACCTGCGCCAGCGCGGCGCGAACGGTCAGCAAATCGCCGTGCTGCAGAACATGGTCGAGTTCCCAGATCTGTGCCGCAATCGCCTCTGGCGATCGTCCACTACGTTCAACCTTGGCAGCTTTTACCTGCTCGGCAATCGCTTCTCGCTTCTCCTTCAGCTTTCGCATGGCCTCTTGAACGGCTGGAACTAGATCAGGCTCGACATCGAGAAGCCGCTCTGCAGCTGAAGCGATTTTGCGATCGATTTCGGCCAGTTGCTTGGCGACGTCGGCTTGAACCGTTTTCCGCCGGCCGGGCCCGCGCAAATGGGCGATGTGTTCGGCGAGCGCCTTTCGCGAGCCCATCAGGATCAGATCGCGGATCTTGTTGACGACGAGCTTCATCGCCAGCTTGTTCAGAATCGAATTATTGGTGCACCCCTGGCCGGTGTAGTTGGTTTGGCAGATGTAGCGGTCATAGCGCTTCTCATAGAGCATCTTCGCACCGCACTTCTTACAGACCAGCAGACTCGACAGCGGGCCGCCTGGCTTCTTGCCGCTGCGGCTGGAGTGATTGTTCGTGCGGCGCCGGTTCACTCGCTGCACGCGTTCCCAGAGGGCTTCGTCGATGATGGCCGGATGCGTCCCCGCGTTTGTAAATTCCTTGTCTGTGATCCTGCAGAACTTGGCGCGCGAATACCGGCCGATGACCTGATTGCCGCGATAGGATTCGTTCTCCAGCATCTTGCGGACCTGCCGCGCATACCAACAACAGCCGCGCGGCGATGGAATGTTCTCGGCATTTAACACCGCGGCAATCGACGGCATGCCCATCCCTTCGGCGCGCATTTCGAAGATCCGCCGAACCGTTGCAACTTCGGTCGCATCGCCTAGCACAAGAGTTCCACTCTGCTTTTTGTAGCCATAGGGCGAGATCGTCAGCCACTTTCGCGCGACCACCGCGGCACGACGGCCGCGGACTGAATCATGCGCGAGCGATTTGACGTATTCCGCTTTGCCGTGCTGATTAACCGAAGCTGTGAGCCAACCGCCGAGCGAGTTCCAATCGATCGGGCCTTCCTTGACTGTTTCGAGTGTTACACCAGCGACGCGGAGCCGATGCCAATAGTAGTTGGCTTCCATCGGGTCGAACCGCGAGAAGCGGGACTGGTCCCAGCACAGCACAGCTTTGAACAGTTCCTTCTCGGCATCAGTGATGAGATTTTGGAATTCAAGGCGCTGCTTGCTCTTCCAGCCACTGATCCCCTCATCGATGTACCATTTCACGATGCGGTAGCCGCGCTTCGCAGCATAGGCGGCTACCTCGGTTCGCTGCTCCTCGATCGATTTGTCCTGCTTGTCCGAAGACATCCGCAGATAAGCGGCAACGGGAATCGTCGCTTTCATGCTGCCTCCCCGCGGTAGATGCCGAGCTTCAGATTGAGCTTCGGCCGCCTGGCCAGCCATTCGAGACGCTTCTTCACGTCGTCGAACATCTTGCTGCGCGCTTTCCGCGTTGGCTGATATTCCTTGCCGATCCAGTCGACCAGCGATTCGCCGGGGGCAAACAGCCCCATGCGCAAAGTCGGCAGGTAATAGTTCGGCGTCGCCTCAAGATAGAACTTGCGAGGTTCGTCAACGAAGAGATCGATGCCGTAGATCAAAATCGAGCCACGACGAAGCAGCGGCCGCTCGAGGAAATCCTTGGGATCGATCGGCGCTTGCGAGTAGTCGCGAACTTCCGTGACTTGAAATGACCGGCGGACCCATTCCAGCGGGATGCCCATCTTGTTGCAGACCGGATACCAATCCGAAAACACTTCTCCAACCACAGGACGCTTCATTGCAGACCTCGTCAGTGAGGTTGCCGGCCGAATGACGCCTCGGCTTTGCGGGTGCCACAGCTTTTGCTGCTTAGGTAACTTGCGTACAGTGTACGGAACTGCACAGAGAAGAAAAGCGCTTTTGCTAGCATTGGCGAAAATGCGTCTTTTCGTGGTGATTTGTGGGGAAAACCTGTCGATGGTTATTGTCGACTGATGTACGCCGCATAAATCGCCGAAGCGACACCAGCAATCACAGCGATGATCGAAACGATGAGCGATGCAAAGGCGACGCGAAATGAGCGGCGTTCGGCAGCAATTGCGAATTCCCGATCCTCTTTGCGGTGTTTTTCTGCATGCGATTTTGCCTCCGCAGCTGCCCTTTCCGCCTCAGCTTTGGCTTCGGCCTTCGCCGCTGCTGCCTCGGCGCGAGCAGTTGCCTGCGCTTCGGCAGCCGCCAACTGAACTCGCTCGACAATCGACATCTCTTCGTGCTCTTGGGGCGATTTGCCTGGGTGGTATCGACGGAAGGTTCCGCAATCCACTTCGCATTTTAGCGCCTCGGACTTTTCAGCTGAAGATCCATCTTTTGGGATCTTCGGAAAAACAGGGCTGTTGCCGTAGCAAAGAAACTTGCACATCGGCGATGAACCGTTTGAGCATTGCTGGCGCCCCATCTCTCGAGCGGAGCGAGTTGCTTCAACAACGAGATCAACCCGGTATTCGTCGCGCACGGCAAGCAGGCCGCAGTCGAAACAGCGGGGCATGGCTACTTTCGCTTGTAGATGCTGTAAGCGGACTCAACTTTTCCATCGTCGCCGAAAGCGTACAGCTGCCGCGCTCCACCATTTAAGGTTGCAACAACGCACCGGTTATTTGGGGATGTCCAGTTTGTGGCAAAGCCAGCGCGGGGATCATCGAAGAGATTTACTGCATATTCGCTGCATTTTCCGGATTCAATAATTTTGACTTGCGGAGGATCAACGCCATCGCCCGTGCCTTCGCGTATGTACGCCTTAATCGCTTTGGCGTCTGGCGACTCTGGCACGATTGACGTGCCGCAGCCGCTGCAAACGAGCAGCATCGCGAATGTTAGGAAACGCACCATCGCTATTGTCCTTTATTGAACTGCTCCGCGTATTCCGGCGTGAATGGCAATGGTTCTGCTGGGATCTCCTGCCCCGGCTGCGGCTTTGTCAGATCCTTGCTGAGCTGGTCGTGAAGGAAATCCATAAATGGCGGCGTGGCTGCGTCGGGCTCAGACTTGAACGGCCACTTCAGGGTGTCGCCTTCGAAATAGAATGGAATCTCATCATGGTAGTGATCGCCAAACCGCACGCTGGGTGAAAACTTTGCGACATATACCATCCATTCCTTTCCCCCACTGGTATGTCCTTTGTAAACGCCGGCTTCTGACCAGTCGGCGATCTGCCAGTGTGAGTTTGTTGCGTTTTGCTTTACCCATTGGCGGGCTGTGTTTCGCCGAGATGAGGCCGGCGATTGAACGGAGCAGCCAGCGGCGGAAGCCAAAAAGGCCAGTAGCAACATGAGCCGGATCATTTCTTTGCTCGCTTTCGCTTCCGAACAACCGTTTCACCCTGGTCTGTGCCAGGCGGCAATTCATCGTCTTTCTGCGAGGATGCCGCAGAGTCCTTAATGCGAAAAATTTTGCGGTTAAGCTCAGCGGTGGCGCCGGCGATTTCGCCCACGCTTTGTGCGGCGATTCTATTGCAATAGCCTTCGCTGATATTGCCGAAAAACTTGCAAACCTTGCCGAGCCCTTCCATCCCCGTGATGAGGCCAAGGGCCTCAATTGAATCCGCTTTTTCGCTGTCGAGCGCAGCAACAACGCGGTCGTATTCCGCAGCGATCGCACGTAGGCCATCTGCCATTCCGCGAAGCGCGGCAATCGGCACGACTTTCTTGTTGTCTGGATATCTGGTCATCCCAGAAGGGTACACAGGTGTCGAAAAAAATCAATAAGTCCTTTCTGTAACACGGGTTACGCAGCCATGTAATGTCAAATGTCTGTACTGCAACAGGAAATCTTTTGCACAAATCTTGGAATGCTCTTGTATTTGAATCATTTGTTTCTATGATTGAACCGAGTTGATTCACATGGATGAACGCACCGGAAGCACACGCCACACAGGATGCCGCTAGGAAGCATCCACAAACCCGGAGCGTTAGTCGTGATCGCAAATGTTAAAGGGATGTTGTTCGTCATGGACAGTGAACCAAAAGGCGCGGTGAAGCGACGGCTCGAAGAACTCGACGCCGCTAACAAATGCGTCAGTTGCGAAATTCAATGCTCGCCCGGCAGCGAGGCTCCTGACGGACGTTGCAAGGGTCTCTGCCTTCGAAAGCGCGGCTGCTACCACAAATACGATGCTCAGCGCCGCAGCATGAACGAAGAGCAGCGGGCGGCATATGACGCCAAATTGCAAAAGGCTGGGAAACTCCTCGAGCCGGATCCCGGTCGCAAGCCGGACGATTCCGAATTCGCGGCGATCGCCGAAGAGGTGAAGTCGTGACCGCCAAGCCCAAAACAAAACCGAAGGAGAAGAAGCGAAAGCCGCGCTCGCCGCCGGATCCGGATGACTTCCCGCTCAAAACGGCCGGTGAGTTCACGGATCAGCACGTGAAGGTGATCGCTCAATTGTTGGTGGATTTGGAAGACAAGCCGGCGCGAACGCCCGGCAAATAACACACGGACCCCTGCCCAATGCTCTCAATCCGCCCAGACGGCGTCTACCTGATCTTCCCGCTTGGCGAAGAGGCAGGACCGTTTGACTCGATTGACGACGCACGGGCGTTTTTGGATTACCTCGAATTGCGAAACACGGTTGGTTGATCGAAGGGATTGCCGGTCAAGGTCGGCTAGATGGCATGGAAACGGATGGACCTTGGCCACTTTTTGAAACAACGGAAACCTGCTATGGCGAACTTTTTCAAAATCAACTCTGGCGAGCATATCAACCGCGACCTAGTGATCTCCGCGCAGTGCATGGCTCACGGCGACGAGTTTCGCGTTGTGTATCGCTTTAGCCCGAATGGCATGGCAATCAGCCTGCACGCGACCGAAGCGGAGGCGATGAAGGAACTGCAGACGTTTTTGCGGGGCCCGCGGCCGCGATCATTTGTCGAGCAGGAGCTGCAAGTCACCGGCGACGTTCGCGGCCAGGTCGTTCGGGAAGTCGATGGCTGGCGACAAATCGAGCTAGTTGTGCCGCTGCCTGACGATGCGATCTACCTGGTCGCCTATCTGCGGATGGATGGCGTGAAGTTGTTGGAGTGGACGACTACGGCGCCGGATTGTTTTCAGACTCCGGAAACTCCTTCTCCAGAATCGCCGCAATCATCTGGCTCAGAAACATGCCAACAGGCGGGATCGTGCCAGGGGACATGCCAACAGCAGTCCGGTACAGCTGAAGAATCGCAGTCGGGTTCGTCCCAATCAGCGACCGAAGTTGCGCCTCACGTTCGTCACGAGTCACTGCAGGATCTCCTCTAAGTTTGGATGGCCGAAACGTCCTGATTTTCGCGAGTCACGGAAGAAAAGCAAACCATGTTCACCCTACCTGCCGCACTGATGGTCGATGAGTTCGCCGGCACATCCGCCGTTGAACTCAAGGCCGCGATTGATGCCGCGCTCGCTGAGTTGCCGCTTCGTCGCAATGGCGAAGTCTGCATGGCTGTGGCCAAAAAGGAATTCGCCGATGCCGCGAGCACGCTCGATCAATACAGCGGCGCCGAGATGGTCCTGAGGCGGCTCGCGTTCCTCCTCGGCGAAACGATCAAACACGGCGGAACCGGGAAGGCTGTCGCGCCGGTGACTGGCACTGATTACGAGTTGCCCGAGATGCCGAAGCGGCCGGTTCATTCAAGCCCGGTTGCTCGCGCGATGTCGGAGTTGGCGGAAGACGCGAAGAACGAGCCACAACTCGCTTCGTCGGGTTCCGGTGAACGTCGGGCGCGGAAACGAGCATAGGTATTCCACTCCTCGGGCGGTGCGGATGGCAGGGCCAATCCGCTCGGGGGTGTGGTTTTTCAGGGACGGCAGAAATGGATGGAATCACCTTCGACTTACCGACCTGGGCGGCGAACAACTTGCCGATCGTGAAGCCGATCACGTTTCACGATCCGAAGAAAAACGAAGCGTTTTGGTTGGCGATACATGCCGCGCTACGTGCGAAGCGAGCGCGGTTTGTGACGGTTGATTGCGGGTTGGAGAAAGCGGGGCTGAGGCAGGTGAAGGCGGCGAAATACGACTGATGATTCCAGCCCGTTACCACTACCGACTACTGCGAACCGGGCGATCGGCCTGGGCTGGTCATGGTGGCGGCGGATGTGGCAGTGCTGGCGGGTACGTTCCTGAACTGCTGCCGGTGGCTGGTGACGAAAAACGCGACGGTTGGAAAGCACATGGGAAATCGCGACCAGGAAGAAAGCACAGCAGCTATGGTTAGCGACCTCATCCAATCAACCGATTGTCGCGTGAACTTTATAGGAACCTGCTTGCCGAGAGCAGTGATGTCGAACCGGAGACGGAGAGTTCAAGGTTGTGGAAGTCAAAAGCCCAAATCCTTGCTCGTAGATGTTGTGGATGGGGAGGCAATGGCAAACCGCCGCGGCTGTGCACGAGCTGCGGCGAACAATGCGGGGTGGAGCAGTTGGTAGCTCGCTGGGCTCATAACCCGGAGGTCGCTGGTTCGAGTCCAGCCCCCGCTATTTGGTTCGACGGCTGTGAAAACAGCGCCACTACAACAAGCTGCTCGCGTAACGATCGCGATGTTACTCGACGTGGTGAGTCGCCCTCGAAAGATCGCAACTTTGGGGCCGACTTGTTCGACTCCGCCGGACCATACGACGCGTGTAGCTCACTAGGCAGAGCGTCTGATTCCAAATCAGAAGGAAGTCGGTTCAAAACCGACCCGCGTCGCTGAAATTTGACGGACCAACATTTCATGAGGGATCTCATGCCTGCCATCTGCTTTACCGCCGAACTGCCATACAGAAACGGGCCTGCTGTGACCACATTCGAAACCGAGCTCGGTGCGAAAACAGCGGCGCGGCTGACCGGCGGGCGATACCTCGGCCCGATGTCCGTGGAAGTCGAGCCGGTTCAACTCGAGTTCAAGGGCAATCCGTTTTGGCGCCGGCACTATGAGCGAGGGCATGCCGCATGAATACGTTTGCCAAACTCACCGCCGGCCAAATTCATATCCGCTGGACAATCCGCCGCGATATGCCGGAAGTGCTCGCGATCGAAGATGCCTGCTTTCCGTTTCCGTGGAGCGAAGAAGATTTCATTCGCGTCATGCGGCAGCGCAACAACATCGGCATGGTTGCGGAAGTCAGCGAACGCGTTGCCGGTTCGATGCTTTACGAATTGCACCGCAATCGGATACATGTTCTCAACTTTGCCGTTCACCCCGAATTTCAGCGCCGCGGCGTCGGTACGGCGATGGTTGCCAAGCTGATCAGCAAACTCAGCCCCTCGCGCCGCAATCGGATCATGCTCGAAGTTCGCGAGGGCAATCTAGCGGCGCAGTTGTTCTTCAAGTCGCAGGGCTTCCGCGCCGTCTCGCTGCTGCGGGATTTCTATGAGGACACGACCGAAGACGCCTATTTGATGCAGTATCGCTGCACTGCGCAGGTGCCCGCATGAAGATCTGGAAATACGAACTGCGTGTTGATGATCGTTTGACCGTCATCATGCCGCGCGGCGCTCGAATTCTTTCCGTCGGCGTGCAGGGCAAAACGATTTGCTTGTGGGCGATGGTGAATCCGGAAACAGCCGAGCAGGAACTACGAATCATTGCGATCTACGGAACCGGCAACCCGCTTCCCGAGGATCCCGGCACGTTCATCGGCACCGTACAGACGCCACCGTTTGTTTGGCACGTATTCGAGGTGCCCGCATGAGCCATTACGACACCGCCGATCGTCTGACCGCTCGCGTCATTCGTGAATCCAGAATCGAGGATGACGAAGGCGAATTGGAAATCGAGCGCGACGAACCGGAAGAGGACGAACCATCGTACGAGCCGGTTGATTGGGAGTTTTTCCAACCTGGGGGCGAGGGCTGAAACATGAGCCAGAAAGCGCAGGCGCACGGCGCCAACGATCTGCCGGTAGCAGTTGCGCCCTCGCGCGAAGCCGCCTGGGTTCACTGCCCGCCGTGCAATCGTACCTGGATGGCGTTCAAGCTGCCGTGCGGATTGGGCCTGGCCGTGAAGCTGATGCGAGCGACATTTTGCCCGCACTGCCACGGCCGCAAGCAGATCGTTGTTGCCACCGAAGAGCAGATCGAAGCGGCGGAAACCAAATGACCTGCAACCACATCGATCCGTCGAAATGGAGTCACCGCATCGAGAGCGGTCAGAAGAAAGCGTTTTGCATGGGGTGCGGAAAATTCATGGGATATGTGCATCAGGAAACGAAGCCGGCCAAGCCGGAGAAAGTGAAGTCGAAAAATGCCCACGTATAGAAAGGCCTCGGCCGAAGTAAATCAGATCGTCGAGGAGATGGTTGAAAAGTTCCACGGTCCGCTGCGTGATGCCGGCGTTCAAATCGAATGCCTGTTCGCCTACGCGTTGACCGACGACAACGGCGATTCGACCGGGCCGGCGCTGAAGCTCGGCGGCTATCCCTGCAATGCAGTTGTCCGCGTGTTGAATCTCAAAGATCGGACCGTCGGGCGCGGCGATGCCGAGATCGTTATCGACGGCGATCAGTGGGACACTTGGGACGATGAACAGAAACGGGCCCTGATTGATCACGAGATCGAACATCTCGAACTGAAGACGGATGACGACGGTGTTATCCGCGACGACCTCGGCCGGCCGAAGCTGCGCCTGCGAAAGCATGACCATCAATTCGGCTGGTTCGATTCGATCGCCCGCCGGCATGGCGCCGCGTCGTTCGAAGTGCAGCAGTTTGCCGGCATTGTGAAGCGCCGGATTCAGGCTTGGCTGCCTGGCTTCGATATGGCCGCGACGGATGCGCCGGAGGTTTATGACCCGGAAGCGGAGAAGGATTTAAACAGCGATTTGCGGGCGACGGTTGAAGGAGCACTCGACGACGCCGGAATCTTGGCGAAGCGGTCCAGCGGCGGCATCGACTCGGTCACGTTCACTGCGAAATATCCGGGCCGAGAAACCAAGTCGGTCACGATGACCTCGAAGCAGCTCGGCAAGGTCGCGAAGGCGGCGAAGTCCGGCAAGGGCCGGAAGCTCGCGGCGTCAACAAGATAGATCAAGTTCGTACCCCCGCGGCTTTAGAGTGTCGCGAGGGTTATTCAGGCCGGGCGGTGAGTGTTGTGGCTTGCCGCCCGGTTTTTGAAACAAAGGTTAGGAGATTGCTTTTCATGGTAGCGCAAGGCAAGATGGCGGATTCTCCAAACAGGGTCCGCATGGGTAATCCGCAAAAAGAACTGACGAAGCGCGAGGCCAAAAGCCTTGGCGAAGTCGGCGCGTTTGCGCTCCACTTAGCGGCCCTTCTCAAAGAACGCGGCTGGTCGCATGACGATCTAGCGGAGCGGTGCAAGGCGGCGAAGCTCGACATTAAAGAGCACGCCATTCGCGCTTGGCTTCGCGGTGAAAACATGCCGAAGTCGCATCATCTTCGCCCGCTCGCTGGCGTTCTCGGACTGAAAGACAAGCGGCACATTCTGCCCGAATAAATAATCGTAGGAATTTTCTACGATTGCTATTGACCGTTCGTAGGAATTTCCTACAATCGGGTGCAGTGACGAGACGATAAGTAGCCGGG